TAACTCTTCCAACTTCCTTTGCATAATCCTTACTGCCTCACCTCTGTGAAGCAACCCATCCTGGTACTGCTGACGGGTTTCATTCATCGCATCGAACACCTTCGTCATAGTACACATGGTCTTGCTACGTGCACTCTTCTTCTTCACGCTAACAGTTGATACTTCGTTATTCAATGGAACTGACATATTAAGTCTCCTACGTTACGGGTATCCCTTTATTGAGTTACCCATTGATACATACACTGATACATATACTATACAGGGGGTTATGTCTATTTGCAACCGTATAGATCTAAGCCACCCCATATAGAATCCAATTCAGCCCAATTCAGCTATATTTCCTCTTTACACTCTTTGCAGTAAATGCACACCTTGGTACCTTCTACCACGGCTACCATATCCCTATCGTCTAAGGGATGTCTCAATACATCTTCCTCCCCCTTGTTAAACTTACACCTAGTGCATACTTCTTCTGCACTACTCCATCCAGTACAATCTTCTTTATTGGTAATGTCTAGTACAGTACACTCTTGTACATTGTAACATGTCCCACAACACAATTCTACGTATCCTTTTCCAGCAGCACTTCTCTTACATTCAGTCATATCCTAATTCTCTAGTATAAGGTTTATCTTGTAATCAAAGTCTTCATTCCTCTCTCTAGCCCTTTCTTCCCTCCTTCTTTGTTTATACTTTGTATCTTCAATAAACTTCTTGTCCCTTTCCTCTGCACGGTATTCAAACAACTTATTCTGGTTTCCCACTCCGTTCTGGTTTCCCACTCCGTTCTGGCAACAGTCTTTAATAGGGTAAGTTTCGTGACCGCTATCCTTGCTTGCTACTCCATCTGCTATAGCAAATCCAATAGCAATAGCAATAACTCCTACTCTAATAGTGATACCCATTTCTTAACTCCTCCCCGTTCATAACTCCTCCCCCACCGTTCTTAACTCCTCCCCCACCGTTCTTAACTCCTCCCCCACCGTTCATACTAATTCTTCCATGAGTTGTCTACCTAGTAATAACTGTTTAGCAGTTCTTCTCTCAAGCATCTTTCTTAAAAAGGCTGTCTTGGCATTTATTCTCTTATTCTTCCCCCTCCCCCTTCCTTCTTTATGGTATGGCCGTGAACTACTTGTTAAGTGAAACATCCCACATTCCTTACATCTGTAGGCTCTCTTAACACGGCACCCATAGTCCTGTTGTCGGTGTAATGATTCTTTCGCTGCATTCACGCTCCTATATGAGATCCCGGAAATACATTTATTTTTCACGATGATTTACTCCTGTGATATTAGTTAGTTACGTGTTCTTTCTACTTCCAGTTTATTCTATATCTTGGCTATTCCTACCAGTATCATTATCAATACCATGATGTCTATAATCGCTATGATGATTTTCATGTTGTGTCCTCCTATGTGAGTATTATCCCCGTATAGTCCTATACGCTTCCTGGGCAGTATGTTATCCCCCGCATGCTTCCTGAGCAGTCCTTCATGTTTCCCATGCAGTCCTTCATGTTTCCCCCGCATGCTTCCTGAGCAGTCCTTCAAAGAGCACTCACCCACCCTGTATCGTGGTAAATGAGTGCCCTTCAGCCTATATCGTCCTACTTATAGGTGGCAAGGTATGCAGTGTGCATCCTATCGTAAATAGGTGACATGATAGCGTGTATCTGAGCTTCCATTTCAATGGCCTGTGCCATTTTATCTTCACCCATGAAGCGTATAAGGCGGTCTGCAAGGCGATTCTTACCATTATTGCGGCCTGACAAGAATTTCAAGTGCTGATCTACACATTTTGCCAATGCGCCTCTGTCTGTACTATAGTCAGCCTTACGTGTCTTCTTGAAACGACTTACTTTGTCAATCACATCGTCCAACAAACGCTCCCCACGACACAGAGCAAAATCAATATCCCCGTTGGTAGCAGTAGCGTTATGTCCAAACGGTGACAAGTGGCGATTACCTTGCATCTGCCCCTGCAGATTCAGAAGTCTAAGCTCATCCAATGCAGCATTGGCGTCTGTAATTTCAGCTATCTTAGGTGAATTGACTGCTCTCTCGGCAATAGCTTTGAAAGTGTTAAGATTTGTCATGTTGTACCCTCCTAGGGTTTATATGTGAGGCTCCCATTAGTGGTGTGCCTCATTGATAATTATAATTTACAAAGTTTCGTGTCTATTTGCAAGTAAAAGTTTCCTCTATTTGAAAATAGTTTCCTTCTTATTTCTAAGGGTGTCCTATATACCTACGGTATATATGGACATGGACGAGTGGTTGTCCATATCCCCGTTGTTATATTGCGACCCAGACTCCTTTGGTCCAATAAATGAAATACCGACCCGAAAGTATATGGTCGTCTAATATTTCTAATTCGGTATTGTCTAATTCCTATCGTCGTGGAAAGGACGTGCCACCCCTAATCGGGACGATACATTGTTTTAGACGACAGGTGTCCTTTTTGAAGGACGAAGACGTGAGGTTGCCCTGTACCCGTCTTTTTTTATTAGGCCATACCAAGGCAGATGCCACCCCCTGTTAGACGTGTGAGCGTCCGATTACTACTCTTTAGAACCACATCTCAGTGTTGCATTACACCCCGTTATTACTGAGACACCCACTTCAGGATGATAAGTGTAAAAAGTGTCATGGGTAGCATGTTCTGAAATAAGGGTGTCGGCACAATCAATACCCACCCCGTCCAAGGTAAAGCCATACTCATGTGTCCCAAGTAAACCAAAGTCTTCAGGATCATACCCGTTCTCCTCATCCTCTTCAATACGTTCAGATAGTGTGGTATGGACGATATCAGTAGAGTAAAACGAAAAGTAGACATGCCCTGATTCAGGACCGTACATTTGATAACCTGCCCTGTAAGCTGCGATAAGTAAGAAATTCATATGGTATCCTTGTGTTAGGTTTTATCTACTTTGCCCTAGGCGGTGAAAGTAGACAATTGTAGTAATGTCCCCTACTTACAGCCCTTAACTATTTAGAGGACACTACTATATGGTTGGTTAGGTATCCTATAAGTAATCAGCGTAAATGGCCATGATGTCCTCAGTGATAACAATGCGGTAATACAGATGATGCAGTGCTACTGACATCCTAAACCGTTCATCATCAGGCTGTCCTGCAGCAGGCACGTCCCCTTTGTCAAATGCAAAGGCATCATAAATATGATCAGGGGCAGTGTCGCACATAGGGTTGATAAACACATCATCCAGTGTGATATTAATATTGCGGATGATAGGGTATTGATCAGGTTCATCCAACCAAATAAAGTTACAGGAAGTGCCGTTGTTAATCAATTGCACATTGGTCGTATCAGGTACCTCAATAATGGACAGTGATGCTACTGGGTCGGTGATGCCTGCATAATCCTGGGATTGAAAGCTTGTTTGGTCTACTAAAATTTTCATACTGTTCTCCTAGTGTACCCCTTTAGGGGTAAATTGTGAGGTGCTGTCGTAGCCACCCCAGTTGTGTTATACGGACATACGGTGAATAGCCACCTTGCAGTCCATGATATTAACAGTGCGCATGATGTCCCGCAATGTACTGAGGCTTGCGTCTTCAATCATCATGTTTGGATCAATGATGTGTAAACCCCTGCGGAGCTCACTATATTCAGCCCACTGTCCATTGGTGAGGCGTTTACGCTGCTCATCGGTGCTACCTGTCATACATACCTTCTCCCATGTTTTAGGTGATGGACGTTTTACGACCTGTGGTGTGTATACCGTTTTTTCAGTGGTCTCACCATCACGCCTGATTATTAACTGTCGTTTGATGCGTGCCATGTTATACCCTCCTAGGGGTTATAGTGGGGCTGTCCGTAGGTGGTCAGCCCCTTGTGTTTTATTTTTATAGTACCAAACATTCCATCTAAAGTCAAGTAGTTTGGTAATCAAATCAATGTCTTACCTACGGTTATATACCCTCGCTCTCTCAAGGCGTGCATTGTATTCTCCTAGTAAGGGTTTCCTTCAGTCGCAAGACACAAACAATCAGCTACCACTTCCCGTCCTTGGTTAATTACTGCATGGTCATTACCGGACCAACTCTCTCTGTATACCCACCTGTATACCCCATTGTTTTCATATGACGTCCATATACAGGTAGAGCCACCCTCATATTGTGATCCTACGCTCCACTCAACAGGACCTTTATCACTCGGGCAGCATCCTGTATTTGATGAACATGCAATTTTGATGTCCTCAAGTACCTCAACATGATTAAGGTCGGTGGTTAATTCCTCAAGTACGTCCTGCACTTCCTGCGGCACCCCTTGTCCAGCAAAGTCGGTCACTGTAATACAAGGGTGGAAATTAAACTTGTCTTCAATACTGTATTTACCATACTGTCCCATGTTATGTCCCCTAATTTGAATTAAGAGGCACCTCGTAAGTGAGCCACCCCTTTAGTTTTGTCCTACAGTGTTTTGCTGATTATGTCGGCAGCATACTGATTGCCTTCATAAATGGTAACCTCCCAAGTTTCATTGAACCAAGTGGCTATACGGGTGAATGTCGTACCCATATCATTTTCATCAGTCATACGGACAGCATGAACCCATTTAGTGATATGGTCAATGTCGCCACCATGTTGAACTGCTATTGTCGTTTGAGCTACTTGTTTATTTGTAGTCATGATATACCCTCCTAAGGGTTGTTGTGGGGTATGTCGTAGGTGACATACCCCGTGTGTTTTTATTTTTAGTATAGTATATATACCATCGTTTAGCAAGTAATCCAGGTGTCTACTTGCTATGCCGCTCTGCACAAATATAGTCAACAGTGCTCCAATCAAGAAATGCCGTTTCCATAACGTTGATAATATGATAATCACTAATATCCCCGTCCACTGCTACCGTATGCACCCCATATGCATTTTGGCACTCACCGTCTCTAGGGTCGTACAGGTCAATTTCAGGTACTTCACATACGGTGATTGTCTCATTTGTAATCCATGCTACTCGTTTCATACTGTTCTCCTATATGGGGGCTGTCTATATCCCCCTGTTTAGATGTGATGGGTATACCCCTGTATACCCACCCCTTTATAACGAGGCGGTATCAGTCAAGATACCCACCCCCTTCACGTCTTACGCTTCATAACCCATGCTTTCCGCTACTGTCATCCAGTATCCGTCACTGCCCACTTCCTCATATGCTGCTTCCCTAGCCATGTTACTTTCCCATTCCATCATCTCCAGGTCCATTTCCTCATCTCTTGTTGGTGCACCAGAGAGTGAGACATCAAAGTGACTGAACCAATTAGTAGCATAATCGTTGCCATAATCATGCTCCCTTGCCATCCCATACAGCGTTTCCATGAACGCTGCATCATCCAGCATTTCTTGTGTGATACCATCAGCGACCAGTATATCATCGCCATATTTACACTTCCAGCATTGTGGACAGTGACCTTCGCCATCCCAGTCGTTGGCTGCGTAGTTTTCTCTATAGTCAAATATTGCCGTTACTGTATAAGTTATTGCCAAACCGTTAATAAGTATTGCGTTCATGTCGTTCTCCTAGGTAGTAGTTGCTGGTAGCGTTATTGCTACCAGCAACTAGTTAATGATTAATGATTACACTATTTTAAATGCGTTTTTGTGTTCGTAATCACACATATCAAGCATTTGTGAAGCATCAAAATCAGCATTACTTTTATTGTACTTATCATTTACCATGAAAATTACTTGGCTCACTTCATCAAGTTGTAAACTTGGTGTCCAGTCAAACTCAACGTGGTTTGTTGCATACCGTATTGAATTTACAATTTTTGTGGCTTGTGCATATTCAAGCATTGGATCAATACTCATTACACAAAACATGATGTTCATAGCATTCAATGATTCAAAACATACATCAGGTTCACTTGATTCAATTTTACCAGTTAAATTAGTCATTGATAAATCAGTCATTTTTACGTCCTCAGTTGTAGGGGTGGTTGGCGTTATTGCCGTGGGGTGTTTATACTTATTTTCAATTTCAGTGAATTCACTTATACATTGTGGTCCGGTAAGTACATCATCGCAGCCAACAAAATGAGCAATATTAAACTGCTTTACTATATCATCAACATTATCAGCGATAGTGCCTGCAATACTGATTTTATTCATGAAATTTTCATATTCATCAAGTGTATAGCATATTGCATATGCTATACAAATTACCGTCTCAGCTTGCAGGTCATTCAAATTTAATGAGTTAAAACGGTTATTTAAACGGGTTGTTTGGTAGTCATTACTTTCAATTAAGTTCATGTTGTTACCCCTAAGTAGGTGTTATTGTTGGCAATATTGCCATTTGGTTTATAAGTAAACCAGCACAATGAGCTAACATAGCTAACTCATTGTAATTGTTCACTTATTTGATGATTGTACCATCAAGTAGCTCATAATCAATATCAGTATTCAGGTCATTAAATTCATCAATGATTTCAGTAAGTTGCTGACAATCATCAGCTAATTGCTGTAGGTCATTATTGTCAATGATTTCAGTAGTTTGCGTATTGATTGTAATTGTCATTTTGTTGTCCTTTGTTATGTGTTATCAGTTAGTTACCTTGCCAGCACTATGCTGGCAAGGTGTTAGTTACCAGCTATACAATTGCTGCTTTGGTACTGAATGACCTGCCGTAAGTACCTGATATTTCACAGGTTTGTTGGTACTGTTGAGCACTATGCTTTTTACTACCATCACGTGTGTTTATCATATGCTCACACGTAACCCACATTTTTGTAATGATTTCATGTACCTGGCTAGCAATGTCATTCACTTGCTCAATAGTGGCTTTGTCAAGTGTGTTAAGTAACCGTTTTTGTAGGCTATTTTTGCCATTACCTTTACCACTTAAAAATGCTAAGTGATTATAAATTAAATCAAGTGTAAATAGCTGATTTAGTGTGTTATTGCATTCAGGCCGTTTTTCAATATCATACTCATTATGCCTATTGCATACCCTACTTGGCGTATCAGTATCACTTACTAAAATATCAATCATTACGGCCCCTTGACACAAGGCCACATCAATTTGGGCGTTGTTTGCCATTTTAGCCAGTTCACGTTTTTTACCATGCCCAAATGGTGAGTAATAACAACCACTTGCATCAAGTAAATACCCATTTTCAACTGTTAAACTACTCAGTGATTGCACTTGCTTAAAAACATCAGTCATTTCAACTACTTGCGGTACAGTAGTGGGTGCATTTATTGCACGCCTGTTATTAATGCTAACTACTTGAATTTTTGATGTTTTTGCTACGTTGTTGCCATTACCATTACTACTGTTTTTTGTTACTTTCATTTTATCACCCTTTAAGGTATGAATTTTTGCTGAAAATTCAGCTATATAGCAAAGTGATTATTCACTTGCCATGATTTATTATGCAGTGTTTATATACTATTGCAAGGTTTAATTTCACTTTTAAATACCTGTTTTAGCGTTGTTTTTTCATTTGGTTTTACTTTGATGCCTTTTGTTTGAAACAGGGGCGGGGGCATCTATAGCGGAGAACTTTTTATCGTACTAGCGTATTATTTTAGTTATCAATTCACGCTGACAGCTTTTTATCGTGCTGTCGTGGTATTTTAGTTATCAATTCACGCTTACGCTTTTCTCATCCTGACAGCTTTTTATCGTGCTATCGTGGTATTTTAGTTATCAATTCACGCTTACGCTTACGCTTACGCTTATATTCACGCTTACGCTTATAACCAGCATCACCAAGAACCTTTAAAGACCTCTGTAGAGCTGCTCATGCGTCTGTAACAGGTTTAATGGTACAATGGCATACCCAGTATGTAAAAAACGCTGTACGGGGCGGTACAAGGTTTTATCAAGGTATTTCTTTTTATTCCCTGAGCTGCTTTATTTATGCAAGGTACTGTGAAGTGGTAGTGAAATAAAACATCATTTAAAAACATCATTTAAAAACATCATTTAATTACGAACCCGACGTAGGAGGGTAGGTATATTACGAAGTAATATACTATCAGTAGTAGTATAAGAGTTAGTTGGTTGAAATGCTGCCTCCTAGTTGGTTGAAATTCAACCATCAAGAGTACAATCAGACTTCACACCTCCTTGCTTTTACATCTTTGTATACCCACAAAGGATTTAGACATCCCTTGACCATCCCTTGACCATTCTTTGACCATCTCTTGACCTGTTTGTTCTGAAGAAGTTAAAAGTACCCCTATAATACTCCTGTAATACCCCAAAATTTTTAGATAAAAGCATTGGTAGTATTTGAGGTGTCTTTTTAACTTGACAGATAAAAAGATAACATGTACACTGGTATCAATTGATCATCCAATAGAAGGAAAGAGTGTACAGGGAATGAAAGAGTGTACAGGGAATGAAAGAGTGTACAGGGAATGAAAGTATCAACAAGAATAAATGGTAGAGTTACCTCAGTTTCAATCAGGGATAGTGTTTGTGCCCTGCACTATGTTATTTGTGGTAATGATGCACAGAAGGTTCAAGATCATGTCCTTGACGTATGCCACAGTATTATGGATGAATGGGAAGGGGATACTGCCAAAGGACTTAGTGGATTTATTGTAGATACTTTACTTGCTGATATGCTTGACCAGACTCTTGATATCAGGATGTATCAAAATGCTTTAGGAGATTTATCTCATGTCTAAATTACGTAGAAGGTTAAGCGTTGGGTCAGGTAAGAAAAAGTTAAGACGGCCTGAAAAACTTAAAAGTGAACCCAAGATAAAAGTTATTAAACGATACCCTAAAGAACAATGCATGACTGAAGGGTGCACGCATAATGCTGTTGGTAAAGGAGTGATTTGCAAACGGTGTGGTGGTGACCCTGTGATTAAAGAGAACTTATTGGAAGTCAGAGAAATTCCTATAGGTACTTTGATGAATACCAAATACGATCCTGATGGTCACCCTTTACAATTCATTGCTTTGAGCCGAGAGGGATTAAGCGATGTTGAGATTGCTGCTGAATTTGGGGTTAGTGTAACTACCCTGCGAGGGTGGTCTGAGAGATTTGCTGATTTCAATACCGCTTATGATATTGGTAAAGATATGCATGAGGCTTGGTGGTTACGTGAAGGTAAAGAAAACCTTGATAACCGAAGTTACAATACTGGCCTGTTTAAATTTCTTGCAGGAAATAAACTTGGATACTCTGATAAAATGGAGAGTAAAAATTTAAACATTACTGCTGGTGTACTCATGGTACCTGCCCAACAATCCCAGAAAGAATGGGAAGGTGAGAATTAATCATGGCTGGTAAAAAGCAGACTGCACGGAAAGTGCGTTGTTTAAAAACAGGTAGAATGTACTGTACTATTGGATATAAGAATAGTGCAGCTATACGCAGTGAGAATTCCTTACGTAATTTTAACCCTGAAGCTATGCTTTTAAATACTCAAAAAAGTTGTGGTCGAGCCATGGGTAGAAAACGAAGTAAAGCTGCTAAAAAGTATTTTAAAGAGCATCCTGGTGAGTTTTCACGTAGAATAAAACAAGCGTACCAAAATAACCCTGAGTTAATTGAAACACGCAGGAAATTTATGCAAGATGAAGGTTCTCATTTAGACTTTTCTGATAAAGAAATGTATAAACGAAGGGATACCATTTCAAAAGAAGGTGTACAGGTTGTTCTTGTTGATACCCCTCGTGAACGCCCCACTGGTGTAAGGGTTTCTGACTAAATGATTGCGCAAGATAAAGTCATATGGCAACCACATCCTGGAAGTCAGAAAAAGTTCCTGACTTGCCCTGCTGATGAGGCATTAATTGCCGGAAACCGTGGTGGTGGGAAAGCTCAACCACTATCATCACCTGTGCAGACCCCATACGGGGAACGTACTGTAGGCGAAATGCAAATAGGTAGCCGTGTCTTCAACCCAGATGGTACGTGCAGTACTGTTATTGGTGTGTACCCACAAGGGGTTCAAGATGTATATAGAATTAAATTTTCAGATGGTAGTGTCACTCACTGCACTGATGAGCATTTATGGTATGGAAAAGTAGCCAATAGGAATAAATCCAGAAATAAAGACAAAATATATGCCCCATTACAATTTAGTGGATACATTTATACAACTACCCAACTTATAGAAAAAGTAAAAGCTGGAAATACTTTTTTAATACCTTGCCCAGAACCTGTTTCTTTTAATAAAGGAATAAGTAGTAAAGCACAACATTCTTTTGATCCTTATTTATTAGGGTTGTTGTTAGGGGATGGATCTCTTAGTAGAGAAGATGTTTGTTTTCATACAGGTGATCAGGAATTAGTTGATTACGTTAGTCGTTTTGGTTTTTATAATACCAAAACGACTACTGTTAAAGGAGATGGTAGTTGTATAGGGTTGCAAATACGTAGAAACAATCCGCTATATGACGATTTAAAGCATTCTAAATTACGGGGAACTAAAAGCGATACAAAATTTGTACCTAAAAAATACCTCTATGCTTCTATAGAAGATAGGATTGCTTTACTACAAGGTTTAATGGATACTGACGGAGAGGCTCATGATGGAAAAGCCTATTATTCTAGCGCTTCTTATACATTAATAAAAGACATTCAGTTTTTGATTGGTAGTTTAGGTGGGTGGTCTACACTGATTGGTGGGAAGCGTGGGAACCAATTCAAGTATAGAAAAGCAGAGTGGCCTAAAGGTTTTTATAAGAAAACAAAAAAAGGTTGGGGTCTTTATATACGGTTGCCTGAACAAAAAGAACTGTTTAGATTACAACGTAAAAAAGATAAAGCCGCTGATTATATGCATGGTAGGTTAGTGCGCAAAATAGTTAGCATAGATTTGATAGGAAAAGAAGAATGTCAGTGTATTAAGGTAAATAATCCAAATGGACTTTACCTAACAGATGATTTTATCGTAACACACAATACTGATGTACTCTTGATGGATTTCTTGCAGCATGTGGGTGTAGGCTATGGTATTGAATGGCGTGGTATTCTTTTTCGTGAAGAATACACTCAATTAACCGATGTAATCAATAAAAGTAAGAAATGGATCAGTCAAATATTCCCTGGAGCCAAATATAACGGAAGTGAGCATAAATGGACATTCCCTGACGGCGAAACCTTATATTTGCGATATATGCGTGTACCAAGTGATTACTGGAACTATCATGGTCATGAATATCCTTGGATTGGTTGGGAAGAGCTTACAAACTGGGCTACAGACGAATGTTATCTTTCAATGATGTCATGTAACCGTTGTTCAGACCCTGATGTACCAAGAAAGTATCGTAGTACCTGCAACCCTTCAGGTCCAGGACATGGTTGGGTGAAGCAGCGTTTTATCGACCCTATGCCCGCAATGAAATTCTTTCTTGATAAAGAAAGTATGAAAACAAGGGTTCATATACCCTCAAGCCTGAGTGAGAATACCACATTACTTGACGCAGATCCAAATTATGTTAATACTATCTTAGCTGCTGCTGCTGATGATCCTGTTAAGTATAAAGCATGGGTACTTGGTGAGTGGGATATTATTGCTGGTGGGTTTTTCACTGATTTATGGGATCCTGCAAAACATATACTTCCCTATTTCCAAATCCCGTCAAGTTGGGATGTTATCAGAAGTTTTGACTGGGGTTCTTCAAAACCATGGGCAGTTACTTATATTGCAGAATGTAATGGAGAGCAACCTGATGCCCCTGATGAAGAATTACCTTATTTCCCAGATGGCTCTTCAATTGTTATAAATGAGTTATACGGTTGGAATGGAACGGTCAACGAAGGTGACCGTGCAACATCACAAGATATTGCTGAACGTGTTTTAGAAGTTGACAGAAACATTGAAAGGGAGTTTAAAGTAAGGGTGAGGCCAGGACCCGCTGATACAAATATTTATGAAGTACGTGATGGTTCTTCACTTGCATCTAATATGCAACGTCATGGGTTACATTGGCGGAAAGCTTATAAAGGAAGCGGTAGTCGTGTAGCTGGTTGGGGTTTGATGCGAACTATGCTTGGTGCAGCCAAACGGGGTGACCTTGAAAATCCTGGACTTTATTTCCAAGAACCTGCAAGACATCACATTAGAACTTTACCTATTCAGCAGATTGATGATAAAAAACCTGAGGATATTGATTCTGATTTAGAGGATCATGCAATGGATGCACTCCGTTACGGATTGACCCGTAAATTTACTAAAATGAAGAGACGTAAAGTGAGATTTTAATATGACTATTAATAAAGGTGCAGAAGTATTCGCAGGGAAACAGAGAATTACTGAAAGTTCTGATCCTACATTAAAACATCCCAATTATATGTCCCAGGAAAAAGATTGGGATAGAATCCGTGATTGTATTCAAAGTGAATCTCATATTAAATTGCAAACTGAAAAGTACCTTCCACGCCCTGGCGGTATGACAGGTGAATTTGCTGAAGCCTATGACGCATACATTGAGAGGGCACATTACCCCCAAATTTGTTCGTATGCACTTCAAGGTGCCTTGGGTGTCATTATAACTAAACTACCTGAATTTAACGTCCCTAAACAAATGGAGTATATCCTTAAAGAAGCAACAAAGGATGGTATTACTATTCAGCAGTTGTTTATGGAGATTGTTATTGAGATTCTCCAAACAGGTAAGTGTCCATTGGTAGTTGATATTGACCCTGGAACTAATCAGTTCAAATTTGTTAAATACAATGCAGAAGCTTTTATTAACTGGAAAGAGCAGTCAATGGGTTCAGAGAAAAACCTCATTCTAGGTGTTTTGAAAGAAGCAATGCCTTCAGATGAAGATATTTTCTCGCATGACACAGTTGATGTATACAGAGTATTGTGTATGGAAGATGGTAACTACGTTTCTCATTTATATGATGATAAAGGACATGAGCTTACTGACTTTTTTACAAAACCTTCTTATATGGGCTCAACAATTGATGAACTTCCACTTTTTGTTGCTGGTTCTATTAACAATAGTACTGACAATCAGCCTATCCCACTTTTGTCTGTGGCTAATTGTTCCATCCAGATTTATCGAAAAGAAGCAGACCTCGCAAATAGCGAGTTCCTTAGTTGCAATCCAACTCTTTGCATGGTTGGCGCTTCTAATGATGACGATCTACCTAATGTGGTTGGCTCCTCAGTAATGATTGTTCTACCTGACCCACAGGCACGTATCTTTTATACCGAAACTGATACAGCAGCATTAAAGCATGTCAAGACTCATATTGATGATTTATATGAGGAAGCTATTCGTCATGGTGTTGCCATTCTTGATTCACGTAAAGGTGTTGAGTCTGCTGAAGCACTCCGTATCCGTCAGGCTACACAATCAGCTAGTATCTACAGTGTGTACCTTTCTGCACTCAATGCTGTTAAAGGTGGCCTTGAGTTAATGTGCAAATGGGCTGGATTTAATAAAGACGATGTTATTATTGATGCACCATCCGCATTGACTTACGGGATACCTGATTCTAATGTTATCAGAAGTATTCTTGAAGGTTTTGGCCAAAATGTTATTCCACTTGGTGTTATTCATAAATATCTTGTAGGTTCCGGTTTACTTGATCAGACTATAAGTGAAAAAGAATATATAGAGCAACTCATTGAAGGTAAAAAAGTTTTTGACGAAGCTGGCCTTACAATTGAAGAAGCTGTTTCTACAGCGACTGATTTGATAGACGATGGAAATCCTATTGACAACCCCAAGAAAGATGATAATAATGACGGTAAAGATAAAAAGAAAGAACTAGAAGCACCGAAAAAGAAACCACAGCCTAAAAAGGGCAAAAAATAGTCCACAACGGACGACTTGGTAGTCAGAGACTACTGCAACTATTCCTGGAGGGAATACCATGGATTTTACGTTTATTGAAGATGACAAATTAAGAGGACAAGCTGAAGAGGCTTATAACGCAGAAGTGAAAGCAAACACTGAGGATATTGATTCAAAGATATCTGCTGCTGTTGCTGGCCTGAAAACTAAGAATGAAGAACTTCTCGGAGAGAAGAAAACCATTCAAGAGAAACTTCAGAAGTTTGCCGACATCAGTGATCCTGAGGAAGCTATTAAAGCACTAAAGTTCATTAATGAAAGTGAAGAAGCCCAAATGATCCGTGATGGTAAATTTGATGAGCTTCTTGAGAAGCGTACCTCAACAATGCGTCTTGAACATGATACTGCTATTACCGATTTGAGTGAGAAATTACTTGAGGTGACAGATGGTAAAGGTAAGTATAAAGGACTGTACCAAACTAAAATCATGGATGATGCTCTCCGTGCTGTTGCTATCAAAGCTGGTATTCGACCAGAAGCAATCCCTGATGTATTACTTCATGCGAAGACCCTGTTCAATCTTGGGACTGATGGTAGCGTTGAAGCCCGTACTTCTGATGGTAAATTGCAAAAAAATGAAGACGGTAATGTCGTAACCCCATCTGTATGGATGGAAGGTTTGAAAACTGTAAGCCCACATTACTGGCCTTCATCTGAAGGTTCAGGTGCACAAGGTGGTAACATTACAGGTGATGCGGACACAACCGAGAAACTTGCTGCCCTCGCCAAGAAAGGCGATATGGCAGGTTACCGTCGCCTCAGGACACAAATGGCGGGATAATAGTAATTTAAAATTATAGGTTGACAAATAGATTGTTAGCCTATAACATAACAATGATATCCCTACTAACGATCCTGAGGATTGGGAACGGCCAGAGGCCATTGGGAAAGTTCATTAAAGAAGAAGTAGTACTGATCGGCCAAATTAACTTATAACGATTTAAACATAAATTCTTTTTGGAGGAATTTCAAAATGGCTAATATCCCAGATTCTGCTAATGTTTAAGGTTTGGGGCTAGACTTAGCGGTTGAAAAGGAGCAACTCACTCCCCGCCTCAATTTATATATGAGTTATTTTTAATGGAGATTAAAAATGAACCAAGTTGAATTAAAGAAACTATTATGTTACAATCCTAATACTGGCTTATTTACTTGGAGAGTTAGTAGAGCACAGATTAAGATTGGTTCTGTTGCTGGCACAATTACTCATAAAGGGTATACCCAAATTAAAATCAAGGGTAAGTGTTATAGGGCAGGACGTTTAGCAATCCTTTATATGGAAGGGGAATTTCCTAATGGGCAAGTTGATCATGATAACAGAATACGGAACGATGATCGGTATTGTAATTTAGTGAAATGCTTTCAATCATATAATGAACGTAATCAAGCTACACCTAAAAATAACACGACTAGTGGAATTAAAGGAGTAGGTAGAAATCACGGAAAATGGCTTGCGAGAATAACTGTATGTGGTAAATTTAGGCATCTTGGTTTGTATGTTAACAAAATCAATGCTGTTTGTGCTCGTTATGCTGCTGAACAGTGTTTAGCTTGGGGTGGGTATAGCCCCGCCAAGCATTATTTAATTGATAAAAAGGTACTAAGTACCTAAATTCTTTGGAGGAATTTAAAGATGGCCAATATATGGGAACATCCCGCAATCATTGCTCAGGAAGCTCTTACACACCTTGAGGACGCTCTTGTAGTGACCAATATGTGTGCTAAGGACAATACTGCTGAGTTTACCAGCAAAGCAAATGGCTGGAAAAAAGGCGACACTGTCTCCTTCCGTACACATGGTGATTACGCTGCTGAAGATTTCACTGGTACCATTAACATTCAGGACATTCAGACATCCAGTCGTGCAATGCAGATTGAAAAGCACCTTGACGTTTCCGTTGAAGTGACTGCTCGTGAAGAAGTACTTGACCTTGATTCTTTCAGTGATCAAGTAATCCGCCCTGCTGCTTATCGTCTCGCTGAGATGACTGAGAAATATGTTGCTGGTAAAATCCTTCAGGGTGCTGGATTGTATACTTCTGCTGACCTGTTTGTTGATGCTGCTGATATCGCACTTGCCCGTAAAGCGTCTACTCTGCAACAACTTGCCACAAACCGTTTCTGTCTGGTCGACCTTGATACTGAAGCAAAAATGCTCGGTCAAACTTGGTTCAATCAATCACAGACCCGTGGTGCTGCTGGTGAGACTACCCTGAATACAGGAAAGATGGGGCACGTAATGGGTATGGATTGGTACTCTGCTATCACATTCCCTGAATCTGCCCGCACTAATGGTACCCTTGGTGCTGTTGGTACGCTGTTGACCGACAACACTGTTGCTACCAATAACAAGATTGGCCTCAAAGTGCTGACCTTTGATGGTGGTACTGTTGCTGAGACACTTCTTGCTGGTGATCGTATTTTGGTTGCTGGTTGTCGTCGTCCTCTCATCGTTGCTGCTGAAGTAGCTGATGTAAATGCTGCTACCACTGTTACCTTGGTTGATCCTATTACAGAGATCATCGCTGATGATGCTGCAATCACCATCGTTGGCGGACAGGCTGCAACATTTGATATTCACGGTGCTATTTTTGATGACCGTTCTCTTGCCGTTGCATTCCCAATGCTGGATATGCCCGGAGATAAAGTTACCGCTACTGCCGCCAATAACGGAGTAAGTATCCGAATCGTAAAAGGGTATGACATCAATACCAAGAAAACCACAATGTCTCTTGACTTACTGTGTGGTGCATTTGCACATGATCCTCGCCGAATTACCCTGCTTGGTGACACTCAGTAATCTTGAACATTAACCCTTGATTGCAGGGTGGTTTTCTTTGCAGAGCCACCCTACAATTGACAGAAGGAGAAATCAATGCCTGTGAAAATGTATAAGGGTGGCTCTGCTTGTATTGCCAATGTTGAGCAAATACCAGCTATGGAAAATGCTGGTTGGTCACGTACCGAATCTAAGCCAAAACCTGAACCCAAACCTGAACCAAAACCAGCTAAGGTAGAAGAGCCTAAAGCTGAAGAAGTTAAGTCAGTTAAAGAAGCCCCTAAAAAGGCTGCACCTAAGAAACGTCGTACTGCTAAAAAAGCGGAGTAGATTATGGCTATAGACGCCACAGTTGGTGGTGCTTCCACCAACAGTTATGTTACGCTGGCCGAGGCTAATGCGTATTTTGCTGACAGGGCACATTCAAGTGCTTGGGAAGAAGAGGAGAATCAGGATCAAGCTCTGATTACCGCTTCTCGAGTCATTGATTGGCACGTTACTTGGAAAGGTACCCGTGCAACTGGTACGCAAAGTATGGATTGGCCTCGTTCTGGTGTATACGATAAGGTTGCTATATTGTATCCTGAGGATGTAATACCACCTGATGTAAAAACTGCTGTTTTTGAAATGGCATTAGCATCACTTGGTAGCGACCGAACACAAGATAGTGACCTTGCTGGTATTTCTGAGGTACGTGCAGCATCATTAATGATTAAAGCTGATGATGGTTTGTATAATACTAAACCTGATACAATCCCCGACCACATTTGGAAAATCCTTGAGGGATTAACTACAAAGAGTGGTATCGGAGTTGTGCGGTTAATGCGTGCATAATTAAGGGCAAAGTACCATGTCATTGAATACGACGTTTCAAAAGGCTGCTGTGACTGTTTTCAAGGTATTTAAAAGCCTTGTGTACAAAGCACAATATACTGTGGTCAAAAAAGACGGCTTTGATGTTGATACAAGCACTTCTCACCCAATAGATTTAATAGTTGATACTTTCGCAGAGCGAGATGTTCAATTTTTATCTTTTTCTAATTTAATCCAACCAACTGACGTAAAAGGTCTTGTCAGAGGCAAGCAGTTACGTGATAATGGTATAACTTCTTTATCAACTAGGGATGTTATCGTCAGGGACGATACAATCACGTATGCTATTATTGCATATAAAACAGATCCTGCAGAAGCCTTGTACATCTTACTATTAAGGAAAACCTAATGGCCAAGAGACGACCAAAGTTTGATCCTAGTAAGGGTAAGCTTATTGTTGTGCATGATAAGGCCCTGCGTTCTTTAACCACTTCTTTACAAAAGAATATGGTTGAAGCTGAGAAGAATATTTATTTACATGTATCTCGTTCTGCCCACATTGTACGTGACCTATTAAGGAAAGCAGCCCCATATGATAAAGGTAGATATTCTCATGGCTGGAGAGTACAAGACACAAATAAACAAATCGCACAATTTTCTGTGTACAACCAAGTTGGATATGGTGTGTATATAGAAGAAGGTGTTATCCCAGGAAATGCACCATGGCCTCAAATGGGTCCAAAAACTGTAGAATTAACAACCCCTGGATCAGGTGGTGCAGAGAAACGTATTTGGTCTAGATCAGCACCGGGAGGTACTGTCAACCAAATAATAACAGATGTATATGCCAATAGGCTTGCCAAAACTGTTGGTAATATAATTATGGACGGATTACAGCGTGCAAAATAGAGAAAATGGGTTGATTAAAATTTATGACCGCATTTATACTGCGAAAGACGCCCTTGGATTAAAAGGGTTTAAGCGTTCACCCACAAAACCTATTGACGAAGGCTACCTACCGTGTATATTTATGGTTGAAGATGTTGATGAAGTAATAGACACATCTTCACGTGGAAAATTTGGTTACCCTATGAGAAGGCGACTTGAAGTTGTTCTTGAAATTATTACTGATAGGGAATATGATGTAAAAGAGTTATACAGAAATGTGCGTTCTGTTGTATTATCGGATACCCCTGTTGTGGCCGACAACACGTTTATCCAAGAAATTCGCACAGAAGGTCCAACAGGCTACGGTCTGCCCGATGTACTTGGAATGCGTTTAGTGTTTAATATGTTTTATACAGACACAGGCGAACTTAATTAATAAAATCCTAAGGAGGATTACACAATGGCTGTTTCCCCAAATACTGACAATTATACCCTTGGAAAAGGAGTTGTCTTCTTTGACCAGAAAGATCAAGCTACTGGTGAACTCACTGGTGAGCGTGACCTTGGTAACGCACCTGCTTTCTCATTTAACATTGCCCTTGAGAAACTGGAGCATTTCAGTTCTCGTGGTGGGTTGAAAGCGAAAGATAAAGAGATTATCTCTCAGATTACTCCTGGTCTTTCTTTCACCCTTGATGAAATTAATAAAGAGAACCTTGCTCTCTTGACCCTTGCTGAACTGAATGTTGTTGTTGCTGCTACTGGTGACACCAATGGCTGTGCAACCCCTGCTGCTACTGTACTCAGTCCATTTGCTGGTAAGCGTACTGACCTTGCTGCACGTGGTATTGAGATGGCATATGTATGTCCTTACGATGCTGGTACTGCCTTATTTGTACAAGGTGAAGATGTAACTGCTACAGGTTCTGGAGCTGAAGGTTACGTAATTTCTATTTCTGCTGGTGCTGCCGTTGATGATGGTACTTTGATTATTGCAAGTACTAATGGTATTGCATTTGCTGCTTCTGATGTACTTGCTGGTACTTCTGGTACTGGTGCCTGTACTGTATCTTCTGAAGTTGTAGTGCAGAGTGCTACTATCGTTGGTCTTATACTTTCTGACCTTGCTGATACCGTATTCTATGAGTATGGCGTGGATTACACCGTTGATCTTGCATTGAAAGATGATGTAATTGGCCGTGTGCAGATTGTTGACGGTGGTGGTATCACCCCTGGAACTGATATTCATGCTCATTACAACTTTGATGCCCCAGAGTATACTGAGGTTCAGGCATTTAAAGAAACTCAGATTGAGGGTAAACTTCGTTTCGTATCTGATAACCCTGCTGGTACTCAGCAAGAGTTGGAAGTATGGCGTTGTTCCTTGACACCAAGTGGTGATACTGCTATGATTGGTGATGACTGGTCAACCCTTGGGTTTACTGGTGAGATTCTGAAGGATGAGACTGGACACCCAGATAGTCCTTACATGAATATTATCATCGCTTAAGAAGTATCTAAGCTACATACTGGTGGGGGGTGTAAAAGCCCTCCATCATTCATACTAAGCCTATACAAGAAGGAAGAAGAAAATGGCTAAAGAAAGAATAAGGTTAAGTTTCAACCTAGAATCGTTATTCCCTGGAGACACCCTCACCATCGGCGAACAAACCATTGATATCCGCCCCCTTGGTATCAAGCAACTTGCAATCATCGCACGTAAATTAAAAGGTTTTGGTAAAGTCCTTTCAGAAGAAGGTGTAGATTGGGAAAATTACAATCAACCTGAAAACCTGCTTAAACTTGCCGTTATTCTGCTTGAACAATTTCCTGACGTCCTTGAAGAAGGATCAAACATTGCTTCTGAAGATTTACAACAATTACCAATTGATATTGTTGTGGAGATTCTTGATAAAGTACTCGAAGTGAATATGAAGTCCAAAGAGAAACTTGAGGGAAACTTCAAGAGCTTGGCGGGACGGTTCAGTCTGGTCCAATCACCGAAGCCCAAATCGCAAAAGCAGTCCAAAAGCTAGTTGCGTATGGGCATTCTTGGCCGAGCATACAATCTTATTCACTTGCTGAAATAGGAGTATTTTTCGTAGCAGTTGTAGCACAGGAAAAGGAGGATAAAGCAGAGCAGTTGACTCATCTATGGATGGGAGCTAACTTACAATATAAAGGATTAAAAGAAGTTATAAGTGGCATGAATAAAAAGACTGCTTCTAAAGATGAAGGTCCATCTAAAGAAGAAGTTAATAAGGACTGGAACAGATTGGCTTCTTTTATGGTAGGGAAGAAATAAATGGCTAATTCATTTAAGAAAGTAGTTGAGATAGAAATTAATGTAACAGGTACCCTTGGAAAGGTATTTGAGAGTTTTTCTAATTCCCTTGATTCATCCAACCTGAACCTTGGCTCAGTACGTCAAGTTCTGCAGGGTGTTGAAGAGTCAGTACAGCTTAGTGCTAAATGGGCTGGTGAGTTAGGTAAGGCACTGGCAACAGTAGAAGTCCCTAAAGGCTTTACTGAAACACTGAGACAACTCCGTGGGTTGAGCACCGTTAAGGTGCCCAACCTTGACGGGTTTGTTAAGGGACTTTCTGAGCTCCAAACTGTATCTGCTCCTGATGCAAAACGTCTCCAACTTATTATTGATTCACTCAAGCAATTGGGTCAGATTGATAACATCAAATCCCTCCCAGATTTACAGAAATTCGCCAATGGTCTCAAAACATTCAAAGATGTTGATGATGATGCCATTACTACCGCTGCGAGTGCTTTAGAGAAACTTCACGCAAGTATAGAACCCTACGATAAATTATCTGTACCCAATTTAGCTGGGTTTGCTGAAGGTATTCAGATTCTCGCTGATACCACTATGAACGCAAAGGTAACGAAGTTACCTATGAAGTTTGAGACCCTAGCTACCAGCATAGCCAAGTTAGATAAACTCAAAGTGCCCAACCTCAAACCATTTGCTGAAGGTGTTGCATTATTAGCAGATACCGTTATGAACGCAAAGGTAACGAAGTTACCTATGAAGTTTGAGACTTTAGCTAACAGTATTAAGCAGCTCTATATAACCACCAGTGATGGTAGGATGGAATCTCTGAAGGTTCCTCAGTTAGGGCAGTTCGCTTCTGGTATTGAAAAAATTGCTAAGATTGATGGCGATAAGATTTATGATGTAGCATCTCACCTCACATTTCTGCGTGATGCCCTTGTTGAATACAAAGACATTAAGGTACCACAACTTTCTCAATTCGCTAAAGGTATTAAAGAAATATCTTCTATAAAAGTAGGGCGTATTGAAAATGTATCTGACAAACTGGACGAACTCTATTTATCTATTAAAAAGTATGATGGGACCAAAACACCGCAGTTAGCGACTTTTGCAAAGGGTATTACTGCATTAGCTGGCGTTGGTGACATAGACCCTGTTGTACAATCTCTTGTTAAACTTGAACCCGTTATTAATGCTTTTGATACTGTCAAGGTGCCAGACCTCAAAGGTTTTGCCAAAGGTATAAGCATACTTTCTGGAGTAAAGATTGAGAAAGGGTTCGCCACTACTATAGAAACTATTGGAGAAGCACTTAAAAAATTCCCTAAAGTGTCTGTATTCCCTGACCTTAAAGGGTTTTCTGAGGGTATCTCTGCCCTCAATAAAGCTAACATAGGTTCTAAGTCTAAGCTACCTGAGAAACTCAAAACTATTGGTGATGCGTTAAAAGATTTCCCCAAAGATATTTCTACCCCTAACCTTAAGAACTTTGCTGAAGGGTTAATCAAATTAAACAAAATTAAGCTTGCTGATGACTTTTCTCAAAACCTTACTGATATAGCAAGTGGTATCTTAAAGTTAAAAGATGCTAAAGCACCTAACCTTAAGAACTTTGCTGACGGGCTGAACGAACTAAACACAGTGGACTTGCGTGAAGATTGGATTAAGATGCTTCGCCCACTTGCGATGGGTATTAAACAATTCACACGTATTAAAGTACCTAACCTAAAGCAGTTTGCTGAAGGGTTGAGTGTCTTGAATGACATAGACCTTAAAACTATCACTGTAGAGAATATTGCAAAACTTGGTGATGCGTTTACCCATTTTAAGGATATTAAAGTACCTAACCTTAAGAACTTTGCTGACGGGTTTAAAGACTTAAAGCAAATAGGCACTATAGATGAGAAGTTTTCTAAAAAACTCATAGCCATTGCTGAGGCTTTAGATGTTTTCTCAAAGGTTAAGGTCCCTAGTCTTGGTGGGATAGCTAAAGGTATCAAGGACATTACTGCCCTTAATATTACTGATAAGTTTTCTACTAACCTTACCAAGCTTAGTACCGCACTTTCCAGTTTCACTAAGGATATTAAAATACCAGCACTGAAGCCTTTTGCAGAAGGTATAGAAAAACTTTCTACAGTAGAATCATTCAATGAGAATCTCCCTGAATTTTTTGGTAGGCTTTCTAAGGAACTGATGACATTTGATAAAGTCAAATCTATACCTAATTTGGATAGTATGGCTAAGGGTCTTGTCAAAATTAAAGACCTTGATATAAATGTTATAGCACAAAAAATGCGTGAGCTTTCTGCGGCTATTGGTGAGCTTGATAGAGCAGGTAAACTTAGAGCATTCGCAACATTCGCTTCAGATTTAAATAAAGTATCTTCAGCTACCAGCAGTGCTAATGTTAAGCTTATTAAGACACGTTCTGTTATATCTAAATTTGGCTATGCTGCTGCATCTGCATCTGCTGGGATGAGTAAGTTTAATGGGCAGATGTATGGTATATCTCGTGGACTCTCAGCTATCAATGCTGGATTAAGCACCATGACGGGATTCACTGCTTCTTTTGCAGCGGTGTTTGCTGTAAAAGGTGCTATACGTGAACTTTCAACATTTGATGATGCCCTCAGAGCTGCTGGTGCGACCGCACAAGCGTCCTCAGCACAATTAAAAGAGTTTGAAGTAGTAATACGTGATTTGGGTGCAACCACACGTTACACGTCCTCTCAGGTGGCTGAAGCAGCTCGTCAGTTATCAATGGCTGGTTTTTCTGTTGAAGAAACCATAGGTGCACTTCCTAACGTACTCCAATTAGCTACTGCTGGCATGATGGATATTGGCAGGGCTGCTGATATAACCACGAACATTCTACGTGGTTATAAAATGGAAGTTGATGATTTAGGACGCATCAATGATGTACTTGTCACAGGATTTACAAGTTCCAGTACAAACCTTGAGCAACTTGGTACTGCTTTTCAGTATGTTGGTCCACTGGCTTCTGCTGCAAATATAGAATTTGAAGAAACTGGTGCATTACTTGCTGGTCTGGCTCAAGCTGGTTACCATTCATCTAAAGCTGGTATGACACTGCGTAATGCGATTACCCGTTTACTTGAGCCTACTAAGAGAGTTAGTGAGTCACTTGAAACACTTGGTATTTCAGTAACAGATTCAAGTGGTGACATGCTTTCTATGATTGACATTCTCAATCAATTTAAGGTTGCTGGTGCAGATGTTTCTGACATCATCACAATCTTTGGTAAGCGTGCTGGACCTGGAATGGCTGCTTTGATTAATCAAGGTGAAGATGCACTTAATACATTCTTAGTTTCCATGCAGAATTCTGAAGGAGTTTCTGCTAGGGTTGCCCGTGATATGGAAGCTGGTATGGGTGGTGCTTTACGTCAGATTAAATCTGCTTGGCAAGAAATGGCGATTGAGTTTGGGCGTGAAATAGAACCTACTGTATTAGAATTTATACGTGGATTAACAAAATCAATTAGAGAAAACAAAGTACAGTTGGCTGATTGGGCAAGTGATATGCTTGGCATCGCTGCTATTTTTGGTGAGATTGCCATTGCAGTAGGTAAACTAGTTGTTGAGAATAAAGTCCTTATGCAAGTTCTTCTTAGCACTGCTGTTGCTTTCACAGCGTTGTTTAAGATCATGACCTTGTTTGGTGCTATATCAGGGGCGGGGGGATTTGTTAAATTTCTTACAACATATTTTACTGGTTTAATAACAGTGCTAAGAACAGCAGCAGTGGGATTTGCTGCACTGACAGGTAGTGCTGCCACTGCTGCCACTGCCACAACTGCTGCTGGTGCTGCTGCTGGAACTGCCACTATTGGTTTTGCTGGGATTGCTACGATGTTTACTGGCATTGGTGCCGTTATAGCTGTGGCTGTAGCTGGTTTTTTTGCGTACAAAGCTATAGTCGGCAAAACAGCGGAAGACCATTTAGAATTAGCAAAGAAGACTTCTGTAGTTGTAGATGCATTGAATTCTGAGATAAAATCCCTTGAAGAACTAGAAAAAGTATTTACCGAAGGTGAGAAAGGTTCAGCAGCTTGGATAGAAGCTGAAATAGAACTTGGAAAAGTAGTACCAGCTACTACCTTGTCTTTAAATAAACAAGGCGAAGTTATGGCAGAAGTAACTGAAGAAACTACTGCTAATTTAGACGAACTTCGTAAATATATAGCTGTCCAAAAAGAATTGAGTCAGGGAAAAGCTGAACTAGGGGTAAAGTCTTTTGCAGACGCTTTACGTGAATCAAAAAAAGAAGTGGATTCTGCTTCTTACTGGGTTACTAAATTAAAAGAAGATATAGATAGATTTGAAGAAATTGAAGCCACTGGCACTACTATGCAAAAGTTTTTCAGTTCTTCAGGTGCTAATCTAAATAAACTTAGGACTGAGTTGCAGGGGTACAAAGATGCTTTAGGTGAATCACTTAAGATGCAAGCTACTTCTAAAGCAGGGCTACTTGCTTATGCTAAAGCTTCTCATGCTGCTGGTGATTCTATAGAAGAATTTACAAAGGGTATACAAACATTAGATTTAGGGGAATCAGAAATTAATTTCTTGTCGGCTGCTTTTGATAAAATAGTTGACTCTGCTGCAAGTGCTGAATCTAAAATAAAAGAAGCTACTGAAGGAATTATTGGGACTTGGAAAAAAGAGTTTAATAAAGAAAACCTTGATTTTGATTCTCCATTCGATTCTTTTTATAATGAAAAAGAAATAAAAACATTAGAAGCTACTGGTTTGGCTTCTTTAGAAAAGTTTAGGGATGTATACAAATTAGTTAATGGGGAAGTCCTTGAAGGTATAGATAAACGTAAGCAAGAATTAATTGATGAATACGATGAAGCTACGAATGTGTACGATCAACGTGTGAAAGCAATTAAAGAACTTGCCAAGTTAGATGAATCAGCAGGTGGTCTTTCTGATTCTGATGTTATGAAAGAAAAGACACAAGCTTATGAAGTATACATGAGTGAAGTGTTTAGAATCAATAAAGAAGCTGCCACAGTTGAAGAAGATGAGATCAATAAGATCACTGATTTAACTGAACGTGCTGTTGCTCATAGGTCTGTTGCAATAGCTAAAGGTATCATGAAAGCGGTTACTGCTTATGAAAAAGAAGCTGCTGCACTTAAGAAAGAACATAAAGATAAAGACGAACTTATTAAGCAAACGTTCTTGTTGCAATTAAAATACAACAAAAAATTACAACAATTAGGTGCTGGTAGTTCTGGTGATGCTGCAAAAGCAATAAAGGAAGATGAAGCCCGTATCGCTAAACTTAAAAGTGTCTATGAAGCGTATTATGTAGAACTGCAAAGGCAACGTGAAAATGATGAAATCACTGATGCTGAATATAAAGAGCGTAAAATAAACGGTGAGCATGATTTTACCGATAGGTCTTATTTAATACGTAAGGCTACCTATGATAGATTTGTACTGATGTATGGTGCAGATTCTACTGCTGCTGAGTTAGCCCACACTCAAATGCTTTCAGCAGAAGGTAAGTACCTTGAGGCATTAAAAACTCAGCGTGAGGGTTATGAGAAATCTGATGCTGATGAGCTTAAAGGTAAAGTAGAGGCTGTCAACACTGCTTATACTGCTGCTACTAAAGTCATAAAAACTAAATTGGCTGAACGTACTGCTGATTTAAAGCAAGCCACTGCACGGGATGCTAACCTCGAAGATGAGCATAACCGTCTTATTGTAGAAGCCAAGATGAAAGCTCAAGCTGCCATGTATCTTGCTGCTCAAATACATGCAGACGACATGGCTGGCATTAAAGGGGTAGACCTTAAAGATGTCATTGATGCTGAACAGCAAAAAACTGATGCCAAGACTGCAGCTACCAACGCCCAAACTGAAGTTATTACCCAACATAATAAACAGGTTGAGGATGATCAACAAGAACACATTGAAAATATAGTTGATACTTATGATATCTTAGTTGATGATATAGCGGATGCATTGGCTAGACGTAATGCAGAAATAGAAGCTGCTGTTCAGAATGAAACAAAGACTGAAGAGGAAGGGTACGCTGAGAAAAAGAAAGCCCTTAATAAGTCATTTGATGAAAGAATTAATATTGCCAGTGCTAGAGTTCTCCAGCTTAAACAGGCTGGCACCGACCCTGAAGCTATCAAGGAAGCTGAAGAAGAGTTACAGGATATTGTTTTAGAGTATGCAACATCTACTACTCAACAACTTTCTACTGAATACAAAAAACGTATCGCTGATTTAGAAACACATTACAATGACCAGAAAGGTGTAATTGATAATGCGTATGCTGATCGTTTACAGGGTATTGCATTATTTGAAGCTCAAGATAAAAACAATTTCGTTCAAGCACAAAAAGATAAACTCAGTGCATTAAAACAGCACCATGCATCTATGCTCGCACTTGATCAGAAACATTTAGCAGACCTGAAAGAAAACCCAACACTTAATGACACTAAGATAAAGGCACAGCTACTTGTAATCCAAAACCTTAATCGTGCCCACTATACTAAATTAGTATCCATGGCAGTCGATGCTTATGGTAAGTTGGAGAAAGTTAAGGATGACATTAAGAAAACTGAGAAAAGGTTAATAAAAGAAAATAATGCACATGAAGATGCACTTGAAGACCTCGTAGATCTTGAAGAGGATGCTGCTGATGATATTGATAAGATTTGGGAAAAAGCAACTAAAGATAAAGAGAAGATAGAAGAAGAATTAACTGATTTCCTTGCTGAACAAGCTGATGATAGGCTTGAGGCTGAAAAAGATTTACGTGATTCTATTGCTGCACTTGATGATTCTCTTGAAGATAAGATAAGAAAGCGCCGTCAAGAAGGAATGACTGACAGGGAAAAAGAGCGTGATGATGAAAGTGCCTACAGACAAAAAATAGGTGAGGCCAATAACCTCATTGCTGAAGGTATCAAAAAGAATGATAAAGGAATCATAGAGCGTGGTAAGAAAAAGGCCGAACAAGCAATGGATTTGGCTGAAGGTTACAGCAACATAAATCAATCTGTAAGTGCCATGGCTCGAACCACAAATGTACTCAAAAAAGCTGAAGGTGGCTTGAAGGGTGTAGGTGATTATGAAGCAGAGCAGGGAGCTATAGAAAAGAAACGTGTTTCTGAAGAAGCACTTGCTACAGTACAAATAAAGGCTGCGGAAGATGTAACTAAGAAACAGCAAGATTTGATTGATGCAAGAGAAGAAATGCGGGAATCAATTGCTGATGAAATGGGTGTGCACAGAGAATTGTACACAACTATTGAAGAAGCAGAAGCAGCCCGCCACACACTCGAGATGGACAACATTAAAACAGAGGTGTTGGAACATGAGAAAAAATTAGCCTTGTACGAAAAATTGCTAGGTAAATTGGATGAGGTTCAGAAAAAGTCTGCTGAAGATCCTGCTGCTACTGGTGAAATAACAACTGCAAGTGGGCAAACTGCTTCTTACTCAGCCAGTACTGACGATGGGGCTGCTGACAATGTAGTTAAAGAATTTGAAGCAATTGGGGATGCTAGTCAAGAAACTGCTGAAAGTATTGTTGCTGCCATGGCAGAAGCAAAAGCTGCACTTGTTGAAACTGGTGAGACTGCTAATACAACTTCTGGTGATGTAGGTGGTGTTGGGAACGGTATAAGCACAGGAATGAAGCAAGTCCAGTCAGATACTAAAGCAACTATCCAAACCATTAAAGATGAATTAGGTTCTGTTAAAGAAATAGTAGCTTCTGGTGAAGGTTGGTATGGTAAGATAACAATTGAGGCACCAGCACAATCTGACGTAAAGAAAACCCTATCAGATGCTATGCCAGAAAGTGTACCAGTTGGTGTGGAAACAGAACTTACATTCAAACGTGAAGCTGTTACTGAATATAAAGCACTGATGAGTGAATTGACAGAAGCTAAACGCACTCTGTCTGACACACCTGTTGCCAAGCCTGAAGAGTATGCCCGTGTTGATGAATTAAAAGGTAAATACGGTGAACTTAAACAAGAGTTTCTTGCTTATATAGCTGAGTCTAAAAAGAGTGATGGTGGGATCAGCACCAAGGAAGGCAAGAAGATTGATGACATGAGGGCAAAGCTGAAAGATTATTTTGGTTATGTCAGTCAAGAAAGTGCTAAACTTCGTGCCAATAGTGTTCTCACTTTCACTGAAGAAGATGGAAAGCAACTTGATTCAATAAAAGATAAGTTCAGTACTATGTTTGAGGGTATGGATACATCAGACCCCAGACAGAAATTGGTTGACATAGTTAATACCCTTAATGGTGTAGGTGATGATGGTAGCAGGGTATTCAGCGACATGACCCAAGTTGCATTGAATTATGCTGAAACTGTTGATGGGTTGTCTATAGAATTAACTATGGATAATAAAAAGCCTATCAGGATAATTGCTGAAACAGAAGAAGCTGCAAAGGGTCTTATTAAAAATATTCAATCTAATCCATTTGAACCTTTCAGTAATGTTGAAGGTGCCACTGATAAGATAATAAATTCTTTAGGTGCAATAAACGGTTCTCTTGATTTAGCTGCCGAGAAGCGTGAGCTTGATATAAATGCCGATAAGGCCATAGAAGCTACTGATAAATTAAAAGAACCTATTGTAAAAGAAGTTACTATTGATCAAGAAAAGTTACAAGATTCTGCTGATAAAGCTGAAGAAATAGTAAACGACGTTGAAGAAAAGGTTGTCGAAGAACCTGTCACAATGGAGGTTGAGGCTGATACAGAAAAAGCTACGCAAGACCTGGAAGAATTACCTAAAGTGTTACCAGAAGAAGGTGTAATGCTTGCTGTTAATACTGAAGGCGTTGACGAAGCTAAGGTTGAATTACAGACCCTAGCTGGTGAGACATTTGAGGTTACTGGCCAGTTACTACTTGCTGCTTCTCCTGCTGCCCCTGCCACTGAAAAGATAGATGAAATAAAAGAAAAACTAAATGCTATTGGAGATGAAGTGCCAGAAGTAACAATCCAACTTTCTCAAGAGGACTTTACTGAGTTTGTTGCTCAGTTAGAAGAACTTGGTGGTGGCACTGATATTACAGTAAATGTGAAAGTGAATGGTTCTGATGATATGCGTTCCCTTGAGGAATGGTTAGGTTTAATAGACCAAGCTAATCCTACAGTTGTAGATGTTGTTGCAAATGTAACTGGCACTGAGGATGTTGTTACTTTAAAACAGCTTATAGATTCTTTAGTAAACAAAACTGTAGAAGTGATAGCAAAGGTAACTGGTATTGACAAAGTCCGTGAACTTAAAAGTGCTATTGATAAGTTGAAAGATAAAACTATCACCATCACCACTAAATATAAAACTGAAGGGTCACCACCTTCTGAAGCTAGAGCACATGGTGGAGAAATACAAGGTTTTGATGCAGGTGGCGGTGTATTCAGAAAACTTGCCAACCCATTCATAACAAGGGGTGGTGGTAGTAAAGATGATGTACCTGCCATGCTGATGAAAGGTGAGTTTGTTCATAAAGTAGCTGCTGTGAAGAAATATGGTAAACGCTTTATGGATATGGTCAACTCAGGTTCATATCCAATTGAGATGGCAAAGAAGGCCGTACCTCATTTCGCTAAAGGTGGACCAGTCCAGTTTGATTTTGACTCATCAAGTGTGGTGCAGAATTTCGCACGTGGTGGTTCTGTTCTTTCTGGTGTTATTGGCTCAATGAAAAAACGCCTTTATGAATTGTTTGGTTCTGAAGTAGGCCGTGACGTTAACCTTAATGTAGACAGCGTAAACTTTCAAAATACGGTCGCAAATAGTTCAAAGGACATTACCAGTGAATTAGGTGTTGAGTCAGTGAACAGGCTTACAGATGCCTTTACGAGTACAGTGAATGGCTATGCTTATGGCGGTAGTATAAATACTATTGATTTTGATAGTGCTACGAAAGGAATCAACATTATTTATGATGATTTAATTTCTAAAGCTAATCAAGGCGATAGTTATGAGCAAGCTGCCATCCTTGCAAAAGAACAAGCAGCCCTACTTGCCATTTCTGAGGAATTAAAAGAAAAAATCGCTACACTTACTGCTGAGTATGATGAGGATGTAGTAGATACCACTGAAGATCATGATGAATCTGTTGCAGATGCTAAAGAAAGTTATAATGAATCTGTAGATGACAGGGATGAGAGTAACACTGATACACTTAGCGATACTCAAGAAACATATGATGATAGTGTTGAAGATGAGAATGAGTCTTATAATGATACAGTAGATGATGATACTGAGGATTATACTGATACTGAAACAGATTATGATGAAAATTCTAATGATAACCTTGATGATTATGAAGAAGAGCAAGCTGATATTGATGATGAATACAAAGATAAGTATTATGAATTATGGGGTGATTTAATAGATGCACGTAGCAGTGCCCGTGAAGCTGCCGAAGACATAAATACTTCTGGCAGAAACTATGGCGATACTAGTACTTGGAGAGGTGAGTCCAATACATATCCATATGAAGGGTACGATGTACCTGATTTGAGTACATACGAACGTGCCATTGAGGGTTATTGGGTTAGACAAATGGCAAATGGTATTGATCACGCCACTGCCGCCACCCAAAAAGAAACAGCCTTAGAAGAAGCTGCCCAGAAGTGGTCTACTTGGCTTTCATCACTATCTTCATTAGAAGACCTTGGAATAACAAATACTTCTGGCGTTATTGCTGGTACCCAGGATATTTCTTCACTTGCTTTGATTATTTCAGAGGCTGATAAACAAGCTGAACTTGATGAAGCCCAAGCCGCATATGATGAAGCTAAAACTAATTATGATGATGATTGGAGTGATTATACAACTGATCATGCTGAAGATGTAACTGATCGCGATGAAGATCATGTTGAAGCATTAGCTGATTATTTAGAAAGTTATGATGGCAGTAATACTGATGAGAATGAATCTTATGCAGAGGACATGGCAGATTATTTAGAATCCTATAATGATTCTGTTGATTCTGCTGATGAGTCGCTCGCTGATTCATTGACTTCCCTACTTGCATCTTATGAAGATGCTGTTGCTTCTGCTTCTGCTACTGCTGAGACTGATGCAGAATCACAAAAAGAAGAAACGCAAACTGAATTAACTGCCCTTCAAGATAAGTTAGCTAGTGAATCATCTGAAGATACATTAAAAGCTTTGGATACTGCCACTGATATGAAAGAAGAAGTTGGCACAGCTAGAACATTTTCAATTGAAGAATTATTAAAACGTCTTGGTAAAGGATTATTTGGTTTTAATACTGGTGGTTCTGTACCGCATACAAGCACATCAATTCCAGGAAAAGATTCAATTATGGCGGCTCTCACCCCTGGCGAGTTTGTAATGAAAGAGGGCGTTGTTTCTCACTTTGGTGCTGGTTTCTTTGACGCACTAAACAACTTTAAGATCCCTGGATTCAATCTTGGTGGTGTTGTTGGCACAGTACAAAATAGTGTACGACAATCCGCTCTAGAATCAGTTAAACATTCACTTGAATTAACAGTGAATGGTACACAGCATGAAGAATTATATGGTTCACAAGCTGGTATTGATTCAATACTTAATGATTTAGCATTAGCAAAGATGAGGTCGTAGCATGGCAATAGTTTATGAAGATTATGTGTGGAGACTTCAATGTGATGCTCCATCTTTCGATATACGACTACCACAAGATTTGGAATGGGTTGATGAATTTAGTTGGGCACCTGTACAACAAACTATTGAGACTACCCTTACTGGTGCTTTAGTAATTCAAGAATCTACCCAGTTACGTGGACGCCCTATTACCTTGCAAGGTAAAGATGACATGGGTTGGATTCAACGCAGTGTTGGCGAACAGCTATTGCAGTTACGGGATACGGCTGGTTGTACAATGGTTTTGAGTTATGAAAAATATGTTGACAGTGCCTATACTGGTAATGTATTATTTCAATATGATGTTATGTTTCGCCATTATGAACCGCCTCCCCTTGAATTGGAGAATGTTCTGCGATTTGATAACTTTGAACAGACCGCTTGGTATAAGGTCAGAAATTTGAAATTTATGGAAGCAATACCTTCAGCATCTTCACCATGTACTGCAAATGTAACTTTAACTGTTACAATTGTTTCTGGTACATTCGATATTGGTGAAACTATTAATAGTGATGGTGATCCCATTGTTATAGGTACCGTAATGGGCTTTTCTGACCCGACTTTACAATTATATGTTGCATTAGGAACCATTTCTTCTGGTGATACTGTAACAGGACCAAATGGTTCTTGCACAGTAGATTAGGGATAAGTAATGCGTAAAAAATGGAATACAGAGAATTTTATAAAATGGGCCAAAGAAATACATGGCACTATTTTTGATTATTCAGATTCTGTTGTAGGTACTTCTAAATCTATGGTAACTATTATTTGTCCTGTACATGGTAGTTTTATTCAGAGAGCTTCTGCCCATATAAATATGAAACAAGGGTGTAGAAAATGTGCCGACATAAACAATTCTGTTAATAATAAAGATTGCACTGATTCATTTTTGATAAAAGCTAAAGAAGTACATGGAGATAAATACGATTATTCAAAAGTTGTGTACAATGGATATGGTGGTTTTATTATTATAATATGTCCTGTGCACGGTGGATTTAGACAAAGGGCTGGTGGGCATACTAGTGGTAAGGGATGTAAACAGTGTGCTTTACAGTTCAATGGGAATACCCTGCGTGGCACTACTGAAGGGTTTATTAAAAAGTCTAAAGCCATTCACGGAAATAAGTATGATTATTCTTTGGTTGTTTATACCACTACACATTCCACTGTTAAAATAGTATGTCCTGATCATGGTGTATTTGACCAAATAGCTTCCAACCACATGCGTGGTTGGTGCTGCCCAAAATGTGCTACATTGCAATCTAAAGGTGAATCTGAGTTAGTCACTTGGTTGCGTTCTCTTGATGTGCATGTTATAGAACGTTCTAGAAAAATAATAGCACCTAAAGAACTTGATTTATACTTACCGGATTTTAAATTGGCGATAGAATATAATGGTATTTACTGGCACTCAGAAGATACAGGTAAGGGGAAATTGTACCATAAAAATAAAACAGATGCATGTGCTGCACTTGATATACATTTAATGCAGTTTTGGGATTTTGAGTGGAAGCATAAGAAAGATATAGTAAAATCTATTATTTTAAACAAATTAGGGATGTATAAAAAAAGGTTATTCGCTAGAAAATTACAATTAAGGGCAGTAGAACCAAAAGTAGCAAGAAATTTTTGTGAAAAACATCATTTACATGGGTTCCGTTCTGGATCATCTTACTTAGGATTAATATCAGGGAAGAGATTAGCAGCTTTACTTATAGTAGCTAGTGATGGTGAGTTAGTCAGATATGTAGTAGCAAGAAATACAACAATACTTGGTGGGTTTTCTAGGCTCTTAGCACATTCCACGGTAACATATTCTTATGTTGATCAACGTGTATACACTGGAAGTTCCTATACGCATAATGGGTTTATATTAGATAAAGTAACACAGCCGAATTATTTTTATGTGCATGGGGGTTCTTACTTAGGGTCAAGGCAACAATTCCAGAAAAACAAACTGGCTGCTAAATTGGATTTGTTTGATGCAGATTTAACTGAAATTCAGAATATGCGTAATAATGGGTTTAGCAGGGTATTTGATTGTGGTCATATAAAATTTAAGAGGGTACAGTAATGGCTGACATAAATAAAGAAGATATTAAATTAATGGAATCACAGCGTCTTGATGATACTGATCAAGGTGGTGGCCAAATGACTTCTATTGAAGTTGTTGATGGGGTTGTTAATAATCTGTTTCCAGATATTTCAAGACTTGATCGTGTATATGGTCGGGTATCAATGCGTAAAGCTTACCTTGCTGTACAAACTGCAAATAGAGAAACGTACTATGGTTCGCACACAATTATAACTGAACAGGCAAAAGACCCTAATGTGTCGGTTTGCTTCTTTTCTAATAAAGATTGGTTTAGTGTACGTGAGGATGCTCGTGATCGTATAGAAGCATATCTTGTAAAAGGACCAAGTGCCAATATTAAATTATGGGGCAATCATTATGCTGGCACTGCGTTTCTTTCTTGTATCACTTTAGCAAATTGGCCTATCCCTGAAATAGGAGATGTACTTGTTTTAGGTGAAGGTGTGACAGAACAGTATGTCCGTATAATAGATTTATCTTCAGAACTCACTGAATTTTATACAGACGATGAGAATGTCTACTATAGAAATCATATTTCTATCACATTAGGTTCTCAATTAGCAAATGACCTTGATGGGGCTGAAATTTATTATGATTGGAATAATATGGAAAGTACCCCTATATATACTACGGTTGCAGCAGATGCTTCTCGTTATTATGGTGTTTCTAATTTACTTGAAAATGCTAATGCTGGTGAATTGCAAATACAAGTAGATGATATACAAACAGCTTTAGTTCCTTCAGCAGCTTCAGAAACTGCTATTACAGATGCTGGAGTTGGTGTTTCTATAGCACCAATGATTCAAACAGAGGATGCACAAACAACTGTTACCAGAAGTATTCAATATAGCATAAGCACTAATGCTAAATTATTTATCGGTGAGGGAGTTTTACCAAAAACTTTTAGCTGGACTGGTGGTCTGGCATTGGAAGATGATGGGCAAAATAATATATGGACACCATCTGTAGGCGGGACTATAATAGGTTCTATAGCATATGATACAGGTATTATCACTTTTGGTGATGCTGGTATTACTTCTTCTGGTACTGGATCTGCTGTATACATTCCCGCTTGTGCCCCTCAACAGATTTCTGAAACTGGTGGCATTATAATTGATACCAATAATCGTGGATTTGTTTACACATTTAGTTGCAATCCATTACCACAACCAGGAAGTTTGAAAATAGATTTCCTTGCTGGTGGTAAATGGTATTCTATATGGGATATAGGTGATGGACAGATAAAAAATAACATTGAAGGTAACGAATCACTAGGTTCTGGTTCTGTTAATTATGATACTGGTTCTGTTTCAATTACGTTAGGTGCTATGCCAGATGTTGATTCTCAGGTGCTTTTTTTCTGGGCTAAACCATCAGAATTGTATGATCTATCAGGTGAGACATTGCCTCTTAAGTATGAATTTACCACGGAAAATGATGGAGTTGCGAGAAATACGTTTGTGTTTACATGGGTTGGTGATGGTAATGGACCTGGACCTGCCAATGAGTATGGTATAGTAGATGATGGTAATAGTTTATTACAAGATGCTGAATATGATTTTGGTGATGCTACTACCTGGATTGCTAGCACATCTTATGAATTAACTGATGAAGTGCTACCCATTACTAAAAATGGTTACACATATGAATGTACTGTTGCTGGAACTTCAAATAGTTCCGAACCTACTTGGCCTATAGTTCCAGGGTCTACTGTTGACGATGGTGGAGTTACATGGGAATGCCAACTTGCAGATATTGGTGATTGGAGTCCTGCTGCTTCTCCTATTACTGTAGGTAGTATTAAATATGCTACTGGTGAAGTTGAGTTACAACCCGCTGCTTCTCAATCCACTCCTGTGGCTTCTGAGGTATTTACCATATCATATAATTATGGTGACCCTTTTACAGATGTGTTTGAAGCACCTCCACGTGATGGTTTAGGCCATATTCATTTGACTTTGACTAATACCCCTATTGTACCTGGAACTTTCAATATATTATGGCATACAGATCTTGAGGAATACGATCCTGAAACACGTATTGATATGACAATAGACCCAATTTACTTTTTTAAAGATGATGGGGCAGGGAATTTTGCTGGTGATATAGATGATGGGTCAGATAATTGGGTACAAGGTACTATAAATTACACCACTGGTGAAATTATGTACCACCCTGACAGGATTAGTGTATTTCCACATGCTGTGTATGATTGGATGGTTACTGAGTGGATGCACCCTGGGGTTGTTGAGAGTTACGTATTCGATTACATTGAATATTTACCAGCCGCTTCTACATTTCCAGCAGATGGATCAGTTACATGTTCTTATTGCACTACTGATGGTGCTAATTTTGATACTTATTCTGGTACTATCGCTCCTACCTATACAATAAAACCAGATAAATACCTTGAGATAATTCCAGGAGGATTACACATAAGTGCTGCTGGTCAGCATATTGTAGATGGAACTAATGGCAACTTATATACCCATGTTGATGGTATAGTTGGAAATAAAACACAAGTAGGTACAGTAAATTATGCACAGAAAACATTTACTATAATTTCTGATTCCATTAATATAGCTTCTATGGAAATAGATTTTTGTGCTGGTAGTGGTGTCATAGACCCTACTATGACTTTAGTATTCCGTGCTCCTGGAGCACCTATACGTCCCGGAAGTGCCTTTATTCGTGGTACTACTGGTGGTGGTACTTTAATTGAAGGGCAGTCTGACTTCTCAGGAGATATTACTGGTGCTGGAATAGTAGGACATGTCAATTTTAGCACTGGACTTTGCAAAGTATCTTTTGGTACATGGGTGCTGGATGATGCAGAGGCACAAGCTGCAGATTGGTATAATGCTAATACTGAGAGTGGAGGTAATGTATGGAAACCATATGTAGTTAGAGCTTCTACTATTTTAATGAATTGCGTTATTACTTCCTACCTTCCACTTGATCCTGATTTATTAGGACTTGATCCTGTACGACTACCCCTTGATGGTAGGGTACCTATTTTTAGGGATGGATATATTATTGTTGTTCATTATTCTGTATCATCTACTGGTGAAGATTTAGGTGGGCCACAAGGTGATGATTTACTTAGTAGGGATGCTTCTCAAATTGATGATTGGGAAGGCAACCCTTGCGCCACACAAAATAATAATAATACACTTCCATTGGCAGTTGATCATAAGGTTGAAATAATAACAGATGCTGGTGCTACACTTTATCCCAATAGAGATTTAATTGAAGTGTATGCTTTACCTACAGCTTTTGATACACTTAATGGTGATTTAACTTGTCCTAAGTATGTACCTGAAGCTGGCGAATATACGGTTAATTTAGAACCTCTTGATGGTACTGGTGATGATGACATACGGACTGCTTCTGTAACATTTTTAGCAGGTTTTCCAGATAATGGTGGTACTGGTTTTGGCACTGCTCATAATGCCATGTATGATGGGCAAAGCACCCCCCGTGATGTGGTTATTTTATCACGCATAGAAGATATGTGCCTTGCTTCTGATGTGCAAGTTACTGGACATATTGCAATTACAAGTGCACTGACTCATTCTTACCCTGCTGATGGTACGTTAGTTTCTTCAGTACTTCCTTCTGCTGATTTGCAAGCACGCGCATATAATGAATTTGAACAATCTGTTTGGGATGGTACTTGGTCTGATGAACGGATTGATGCAGAACCTTTAGCAAGTTATAATTTTGTTGATTATCCTATCACTGTTACTAATGCCCCTTCTATTAAAGAACGGTGGTTAATTAAATTTACTTCTACCACAAAAGTTTCAGTTATTGGAGAGAAGTTTGGTGTTCAATCTCTTGGCATTGTTGATGGGAATCCAGTCGATGAGGTAAAAGTTGCTGAATTAACTTCGGAAGAAATAACTGCTATTAGGGCTAAAGGAGCTTATCCAGGAAATGTAAGTGGTGTTTATGGGTATCCAGGTGAATTAGATCCATTGTGTTTAATTATTCACAATAAACAATTCCCTATCAATGAAGAAAAGGGAATAACAACAACAAACCAATCATATTTTGTTATAAAGTTAGATGGTTTTGGTTCTAGTTGGGCTACTGGTAACTGTATACGATTTAATACTGATGCTGCTAATTTCCCACTGTGGTTTATTAGGACTACACTACAGGCCCCACCCACAGAACCTGTTGATTATTATACAATTCAGATAAGAGGAGATAGCTCATAATGGTTAGTAGATTATTTCAATCAACCGATACAGATGCACCTTCTATGGGTAGCAATACAACAGGTTCTTTAATATCTGTATTAAAAGCTGTATTGGTTAATGGTTATGGCTCAACTGCTTCTTTGGGGTATACTTTAGAATTTGAAGATATTCCAAATAATGTAGCTGTATTTAGGGCTTCACAGGGTACCCGTTTTTTCTTACGTATAGATGATAATGGATACGGAGGTACCGTAAAATATGCAACAGTGCTTAGTTATGAAACTATGTCAGATGTTAATACAGGCATGGAATCGTGTCCAGCAACTTCTATAAGTACTGACTATAAATCTATAGTCAAATCATATACCAATGTCGAACACGATGTATCTTGGTATATTATTGGGGATGAGAAAGGATTTTGGCTTATGTGTAATGGGTATGAATCAGGCAATGTCCATGACGGTATTTTTACTATTGTTTATTTTGGTGATTACCTCCCAATTGATATGACAAAAACTTCTTATGCTTATTGCAGTATAACAGACACGCATCCATTTAAAAACCGTTTTCAACCAAATTATAGTTATGCAACACATTTAATGCGAGACCCAAGGACTAATGATAGGGGATCTGTTCCTTTTTATCCCCTTGCTCTCACTTTAACCGTTAATTCATCTTCCTTCGGTCAGAATTATGCATTATCCCCAGTGAATGGTAGGTATTTATATACAAATATTGTGGTGGCTATGAGTACTACTGCTGATCCTATAGGGATATTACCAGGATTATTAAATACGATAACGTATACACCGTTCCGGTTTGATCCGTTTTTTGACACTATTGGGAGTAATACAGTATTTCAATTTAATACTTTTAAAAATAATAGTGTAAGTTATTACAATAGAATGGCTATTAAAATAGGAGCTAGTTTCCGAAATGTTAACTAATAGAAAATGGATTTCGAGTGAATTTGATTCTAATTCTATAAAAATGCGTATGTCTGGCACAGTTACTTCTGGTAATTCGGCTGCAAAAACAATCCTTGCTTATTATAGGGTTACTGGAGAATTACTTGGTGTCACTGTTGCTGACATTTCTACAGGTGATTGGCTACTTGATGTTCCCTATTGTCCTGATGAATCCATTACTCTTATATGTAGAGATGAAGGCGGTGACTTTAACGCTGATATATATGACAGGATTTCACTATGTAATGTAAATTTTGACCATCCAGCAGAGTATGATTCATTAATATTCCCTGATGCTGGTCTTATTTATGTTACTGGTGTTTTACAGTTTGATGCAAAGATAGTTTCTTTTATGTATATTGTTGCCGAGCATAATTTAAAAGACAATATAGAAACCATAGAATGGTTGTATGTTCCATATGAAGGGAAACTAACAGATTCTTCATCTGAGGAAGTCATTGGCAGAGATGATATACAACCAGGACTTATTGTAAATGGTGCTCATGTTATTTATGAATTAGGTAGTGTTTTTCTTGATGGAGATTTAACAAAATTTGTTCCTAGTTTTCTAGGTATTGGTGGGAATGATCAATATACTAAACTTTTAATTCAGTCAAATACAGTTGATGAGTCTATCATGTTTAAAGACAATTCTGATAGTACTCATGTTATTGCTGTTACTGGTGATGTACACCACGAAATAGATCAACATAAGTTTAGAACTACTTCTATTTATTTTGGTGGTACTGGTGATTACCTTTCTGTGCAAGATCATGTAGATTTAGATTTATCATCAGGTTCGTGGTCTATTGATTTTTGGATACACCCAACAGATACTGGAAATATGGGTTTTATTGGTAAGAGTGAGGGTGGCGGCTCAATGGCAGGTTGGTATCTTTCTAGACCTAGTGGCGGTGGTATTAATGTGTATAGTGACAATGTAGTGGTACTAACTGGTATCACTGCCGTTCCAGTAGATACATGGACACATATTGCTGTTGTTTATGATGGAACAGATTTAAAATTATATTTTAATGGTATTATTGATGTAACAGAAACATCTGTAACTATTAATACGCATTCAAACCCTGTGACGGTAGGACGACTAGGGCCAGGATATACATCTTCGGACATGGAAGGATATCTGGACGAAATCAGGATCTCTACGGGGATAGTACGTTGGTCTGAAGATTTTACCCCACCAACAATTTCATATCCAAGTATACCTGAATTTAATGTATTCGATGACTTTAGTGCAACATATTTTACAGGTAGTAATAATGATTTAACTGTAACTTCTATTTTAGCGGGATGGTGTACTGCTCAATGCACTACATCTAATTCAGATGCATTTTACTTTGAAGTGGTAGTAGGAACAGTTGGAAATGCTAATAATATAATTGGTGTATTATCAGCGTATCAACTTGATACTCACTATGTGGGAGTTAATGATACAAGTTGGGGTTACTTTGGGGTAAATGGGACACACATGCATAGTGCTTCTCAAGTAACATATGGAATTACATGGGGTGCTGGCGATCGTATTGGTGTACTATTTATGGATGGTGCCCTTTATTTTTGGGTTGAAGGGGATGGTTGGCAAGGTTCTGATGATGCAGGTTCTCCTGTGGGTAAAGCTGCTGCTTTTTCTGGCATAACAGGGCCTTTGTGGCCTGGGGTGTCTAGCCATGCAGCAGGAACTGAGTTCACAGGTGTTTTTCTAGCAAACTTTGTTACAAATACTACAGTCCCTGATGGTGTACAGATTGGACTTATACCATCTGTCCCACCTATACTAACCCCACTTGATGTAGAAACAATTTATGCTCATAATCTTACAGACACCATGTTTACATTAGAAGGCATTGAAGTTGCCCCCGTAAATTTTTATTCTTTGCGTGGACATTGGAGAGATGATATACGCAATTTTGATGGTGTAGTTTTAGGTACAAGTATCCAACCTGATCATATTGCTTTCGATGGTACTGGAGCTATTCATGAATTAGACACTTGTGCAGATACTTCACCAGCAGGGGTAGGCGATGAATCAGATATTGATATTCTTTGTAAATTCAAACCAACAGATGTAAGTAAAGAAACCCCTCAAATAATTTATAAATCAGGTGATGACACAAATGGTGTTGCAGTTGCATTAGATGGTTCTGGTGCTATTGGTTTATTTGGAAATGCAAATTCTATTATTACTTCTATTACAGTACCTTCTTCTAATGTACAGAATGATACATGGTATAATTTAAAATGTTCTAATACCGGCATTACTTTATTTGATAATACTTTTGTCGAATTAGTAAGTGAGACTGGCACAGTTACTTCTGGTAATGGTACTGGTCAACAAACTGTTGGTGGTGTTTGTGCAGGATCACCTGTAACAACTACAGCAGGGGCAGGTGAGTATTTTGAAGGGAATGTAGCAAACATTCAAATTGCTGATGGCGGCACAGGGGGTATTGTTTTTCCAGTAGGGTTAAAAATAGCTTGCGAAATAGGTGAAACAGGACAACAATGTTATGTTGAAGTTGAAAAATATGATATAGAAAATGCTCAAATAGAATTATGGGTTAAAATACCAACTTTATCTAATACTGAAGATACTGTATTGCGGTTTTATTTTTCTAATACCCATGCTGATAATACTTCTTATGTAGGTTTAATTGGCAGTACCGTAGCTCAAAATGTTTGGGATTCTAATTTTATTGCTGTTTATCATATGGTAGATGAGTCAGGTATTATTATAGATTCTACTGCAAATGAATTACATCTTTCATTAACTGGCGGAACTACTGTAGCTGGTATGATTGGAAACGCTGTTGATTTCAATGGTTCAAGTGACGTTGCAAGCGTAACTGATGCATCATTTGAAATTACTGCTACAGGACTCACTTATGAGGCCGTGATTAAACGTGCAGCACAAACAAGTAGTTTGGGTACAATAACAACCAAAGGACAAGCAGGAGCCAATTTAGGGGCTTTTATGGGTATACCTGCAAATTCAGATGAAATTCAATTTGGTACTGCTACAGATTACATTTCTGGTGGTAATATAACAACAGACGTATTGACTACTATTGCTGGTGTTTATAATGGAACTGATACCGCTGCTGGACTTACACTATATGCTTCTGGTATAGCTTTATCTGTCACCGAAACTGGCACGTTTGCTGGTTTTGGGTCTTCAGGAGAACCATTTACAATAGGTGCTCAATCAGACGATTCTGTTGTTGGTGCATTTCTTGATGGTACATTAGATGAAGTTCGTATTTCTGATATTGAAAGAACTGCTGATTGGGAATTACTTACTAATAAATCAAATACGGATACATTAATTACTTATTCTAGTTGGGCAGGGTCTACCACATTAAAAGGATGGGATGATTATGTTGGGGTAGTAGCAACTATTGACTATACAGATATACCTACGGAACAAACAGATTTTCCTGTGCGTATATCTATCTCAGAAACTTCTGGGAGTACTGACACTGATTTACAGTACATTACAACTGAACTTAGAAAATCTGGCGTACTTACTGGCACAAATTTAATTACATACCAATTTGGTTCTGATCGTAATGGATTAGAAAGATTTACGACTGACAATCTTATTTTTTCTGCTAATCATACATTACGTCTCACTTCTGCTATGACTTTTACTGGTTCTGGTGATCAGGTTATTTCTTTACCAGAAGAACTTAGAAGTACACTTGCAGAAGACGAGATGTCAATTTGTTTTTGGATGAAGTGCACTTCTTTATCTGAAATTCATGCTATATTTGGCACTACTCATACTTATGAAATTACTATAAATATAACTACAGATAAGAAGGTTCATATTTGGTGTGGTAATTCTAGTTCTTCTCAGTCAATTCAAACTACCACTAATGTTGTACTTCTTGATGAATGGATGCATATAGTCCATACCCGTAATTGGACTGATCTTACTTGGTCTATTTACATAAATGGTGTATTATCTATTACAGCAGCTATGAATGTTTATGGCCCAACTGCTGGTTCGGCTCCAATAGAATTAGGTGCTAATTCCCAAGCTAGTAATTTTATTGGTTCTTTATCTGATTTTTATATATTTGATACTGATTTAAGTGCTGATGATATCGCATTTATTTATAAAAATACTGTTTTACCTACTTATACAGACATTTTTACAGTGAATCTTTTCAATTCTGTACATACTACTTTCCCTTTATTTTTAGATGAAAGTATTACCGCTATTGATATAACCCTAGACGATAAAAATGAAACTATCGGGTTAGCATTTACAATTGATCATGATACTTATTATGTATATGAATCTGCTGCGTGGAGAGCAGTGGCATCAACTGATGATGCTATACATGGGGACACAGGTGATTCTGATTGGCATTACCGTGATGGTGTTGATGTTTGGCAGAAAAGTCTTAATTCAGCAAACTTTGCTTTATCGGCAGCTTTTGAATATGTAATCAATTACAATACTAAAACGCAAGTAGATGCACTTACTGTTACAGAATTTGATACATTATTTGATTCTACTGTTGGGGTTTTTGATGTTGCAGTTGGAATTAAAACTAGTACTGATTTTGTACTCCCTGAATTCACAAAGATTAGATATAATAATAGTGATTCCTGGTCATCTGAAGTATATGATTTAGAACCTTATGATGGTATTATAGTTTTTTCTCAAGTTAATTGGAGTTACACTTCAATACTAGGTGATTCCCATATTAAAGTGTATGTTATGAAAACAGGGGATACTTCATGGATTGAATGTACTAATGGTTTAGCAGTTCCTGGGATAACAGCAGCTATGGACACAATTGGTATAGAGATTCAATTTAAAATGGTATTGGATTTAGATATCCAAGCTAACCCTGATGACGTATTTTTTGAATTCATTCTTAATTAAGGAGAAGTACAGTGGCTAAGTGGTTATCGGATGCACATTTAGATTTAATACTTGATAGTATAGCTTTGTCTGATGAACAAGCTATCTGTAATGCACAGCCTACAACATTTTTTAATGCTGTATGGCCTGATTTATGGACAGCTAGTACAGCATATATTATAGGTGATTTAGTACATCCACCATCTGACAATGCTTTTATTTATGAATGTATTGTTGCTGGTGATTCTGGTGGTACAGAACCTGGATGGGGAACTACACAAGACCAGGAATTTACTGATGGTGGTGTTACTTGGAAATCACATGAAAATTATTCTCTTGTTAATGAGACAATGGTCTCAGGGGATTATTCAAAGGATGATGGTGACACTGATGGCCGTAAACTTATTGTAGCTCAAAAGATGGGTGTAGTGACGCATACAGCAGGTACAGTGAGTCATACGGCATTACTTGAACACGCTACCAAAACATTACATTTTGTCACTACTGCTCAAACGACACTTGGTGGTGATAATGATGTTGAATCGGGCAGAACAACTATTTTCTTCACTTTTGATGTAGTAGTGAGAGACCCTGCGTAATGGCGTATACCCCTCCAATATGTAATGTACTTGATTTTGATAGCAGTGGTTCGTATACTCCACCTATCTGTACAAGCATTACTTTTGATGTTGGTGGGGATGTAGCACCAGATATTAATACCGCTAATGTTGAAATTGTACTTGAAGCTCAAGAAAGTTGGGTACATAATGGACCTACTATTAATACGGCCAATGCTGACATTAATATAGAATTTTTTGACTATTTGCTAGAACCTATGTATCATCATGAACCTCATGATGTAGAAATAAATATAGAGCTACCTTTACATGACATTGAAATATTACCTGATATGGTGATAGATGATGTAGAAATAAATATAGAGCTACCTTTACATGACATTGAAATATTACCTGATATGGTGATAGATGATGTTACTATTTTGACTAGTGCAACAGAATCATTAATACGGGGTACTGAAGAACATCATTTACCAAGCACTTTAATTCCAGAAGAGGGTTGTGGTACTGGTTGGGGAGGTAATGTAGGTGTAGATACACTTAAAAGATTTCCCGCTGGTGATGGGGAAGATAGAAGACGTGTAATTGCTGCATCTTTCAAAGCAGAAGACAAACCTGATTTATCTATAGGTTTTTCATGGTTTATATTGGAATATTTAGACAATACAGTTCATTCTTCAGCTAGTGTATTTAAGGATTTATGGGATTTATCAATAGCTGCCCTATGGGATCAGTTTTCTATAATAGATGAACATAATACTGCTTTATGGGGTTCTAATTTAGAATACATTAATGAGCATTTTGCAGTACCTTGGAATGCCCCAGATCCTAATGACATATCTAAGTGCGCTAAATTTGATGAGCCTGTAGCATATGATTGGCATTTTGACACTATATGGAATGCCCCAGATGCAAATGACGCAAATAAATGTATTGCCTGGGGGCCTTTTAGTTATTACAAAATATGTTTTGGAGATATTTATTGGCCTCCAAAAGCATGTTATTCTATTCCATTTAATTTTCCTTCTAAATATCCATTGACACCTGATGTTTGTAGTGGACTTACTTTTGATTTAACTACCTATACATCAGATCCCAATCCACGTTGTCCCTTTATTGGTCATTGGCATACAGGTTGGAGAGATGCAGGTTCAGGTATATTAATTGAACCAGAAGACCGATTATTCCCAATAGCACAACAGGTATATTATATGTTAAATTCAATTTTAGTTAAAGAATATATAACCAACACACCAATTGAAGTGTTAGCTGTTTCTGCCACTATTGATAGGGATAGTTGGTTATGGCAGTTTAGTGTGACAGTCGCTTCTCGTGATTGCCTTGAAAAAATGAAACCTTATAATGGCGTGTTTGTCGTTATTGTTATTGAAATAAATGGATACAAATGGAATTGTGTTGTTGAGGGATGGTCAGAAAATAGATCATTTGGTAAAGATGCCTGGACAGTTGTTGGCAGGTCACATTCATTAATGTTTGGTGATCCTATAGATATGAAACATTCAGGTGTTGAAACGACTCCATATGCAGGAGGGCAGATATTTAATGCATTAATAGAAAATAAAACTCCTGCTTCTGGCTGGCATAGCGATTTTGAATCGTGGATTGCAAGCTGGGGTGAGTCTGCTGGAGATATAGGGCGTGATTATGGTACTGGATATCAAGATATAGAAAGTGGTTTTAATGCACATGATCAAATGTGGTTTATTCCTGCAGATACATTCTCTTATACAGATAAAACCACTATAGAAATAATGAAAACACTTACCGATACTATTGGTGCTTACATACAAACTGATGCCAGTGAGAATACTTTTCACGTAAAACCTATGTATAGAAATGCTCCTTGGAAATGGGATGGTTCTGAAGATCACTATTTTGGTATTGTTGAAGATCAATGTGTAGAAATAGCAAGGAGTTATGAACTAAAACCTTATTATAATGAAGTTCATGTAATAGGAGAAAATGTAAGGTCTAATGGGACACTTGTTGAAGGTGATGATGCAGAAGATGATTCTATATTTACAAAAGTGTGGAGAAATTCTGATTATACTGGACAAGCCCCAATGATTACTGATAAACTACTAACTACTAGTGAATCTGCAGGTGAACGTGGTAAAATGATTATTGGTGAAGTAGGTGAGTGGATAAAACACACCCTTCGTTTAAGTGTACTTTGTCCTGCTGGTAGTGGCATGGGATTGTTCAAACCAGGAGACATGCTTGCTGTTAAAGAACGTGGGGAAGTTTGGTATGGACAAGTAACATCAGTTAGTGTAGCTGCTGCACGTTCTACTGGAGGATTTAGTGCTCAACAAGTACTCAACGTAGAACAACATATTGATTATGTTGCATAAATTATAAGGTGATTAAATGGCTAACCCATGGACTCAGTTTTTAAATCTTTTACCAGATCAAAATAGGTGGATAGGAAAGGTGATGAATAATGATGCTACTGATGGGAAAATAACTGTAAGTGTTCCAGGAAGTAGTGCAACAGGTATAGTGGTTAATACTGATGAAACATATGATACAAATTCTTATGTTTTTATTGAAGGTAGTACTGTAGTTTCCAAGGCACCTAATTTAGCTTCATTATCAATAGTTGAAATATCAGGATAATATATGAAAATTCAAAGAAATTATGAAATGTTACATCCAATTATGGCTAATTGTATTGAAGTAATTCAGCACGACGTCATAGAAGCTCATAAGATACCCTTACGGTTGTTTGAAAGTGGCAGGGTACATGAACGTCATAATATGTTAATTCAACGTGGTAAGACCAAGGACATAGTCTCACGGCATCTTTACAATCTTGATAATGACCCACCATTGTATGCCACGGCTGTTGATTACGTTTTTTACGATGGTAGATGGTCATGGAATTTACGTGATACCTCAGTTACAGCATGGTATATTTTGTTTGGTAATCTTGTACTTGATAAGTGTCCTGCCCTTGAATGGGGCGGTCAGAATCGTAAATCAACAAATTATTGTCACTTTCAATTACGGGCTGATGTGATGATTGATAACCTTGATACAGTCCCATGTGTTACTCCTTAATTTTTTATTTGATTTTGTCAATAAAAGATTGTATCATGATGTAAATTAATTATAATCTGTGAAGGTGACTAAAATGGCGATTAGAATATCTGATGTTGAACCAGAAGAACCTCTGGTGTTTGATCGTATCTTTATGGATAAACTTACATGCGAACAAGTACGTACTGCTTCACTCACAGCCCATCCACAATATGTAATCAGTATCGAATATAGATTACGTGCTATTGATAGTAAAAATCAATTTACATACAAAAAAAGAAGTAATTCTATAGCTATTGAAGATTTTTATATGATGGCAATGGAACAAGCCCAAACAGGTGAAATGGGTTTGGTTAATGCTCTTGGAGCCATTCAAATAGCTGTTGCTAAAATAATATCTGATGATTCAGGTATAGAAGTTAAGGTTATTTAGGTAATATTAATCAACATTTACACAGGAGTACAAAATGGCAATTGATGCAACTCATTGGACTATTAATAATAGTACAAAAGTTATTGACTATGATGGTGGACCGGCACATGGAGTGTCTGGTGCTACATATGCAACTGGAATTGAATTTCATAGGTGGCTGCAAGGTTTAGCTGATGATGCACAGGCTGATCCAGCTACCGACGACTTCATGGATATGACTAAGATGACACCATCGACCAGAAATGGTATCGATCAGATTATTGAGATGGTGAATGGTTTTACAATTACACAAACAGCATCTGAACATCTTTATGATTGTTCTATAATTCAAGGTGGTGGAAACGATATTTGGGACGGTATTACTGTAATTGCCAATCAAGGATGTAATTGTCAGATTATTCAAGACAATGCTGTTGTTTCGAATGATTTCTGGAACTGGGGAATTACAGGAGCAGCTTCTGCTGGTTCATCTGGTTCTACCATGGAGGATACTGGTGAAACATGGACAGTAGATGAATTTGTTGGTTATATGATTAAGAATACAACTGATGGTTCTCAGGGTGTTATTATATCTAATACTGCAGATACTATAACTGCCGATCTTTACGGTGGTACTTTAGATACTTTCACCGATGCTGATGATTATTACATTGGCGCACCATTAAATCCCGATGCCGCAAATGGTATTGCATCTCGTTTCTTACTCAAGGTAAAAACAACTGGTGCTGAACTTGACGGAAGAAAAATCATCGGTACAACCAGAGTGTGGACTAAGACTTTTTCTGAATTTAAAGTTAATGGAACTGCTCGTGGTAATAATGTTATTGCTCTTCAGTTTGCTGATGATACCAATAATACAACTGATATCACAACGGTAACTGGTTGGGCAGCAGATTTTACTGTTACTGCTGGTTATGCGGGTATAGATGTCGATTTTGATATCTCTGATGAATATTACTGGATAGAAAGTGATATTAATAAAAGTAATCGTAGTATTAATGATTCTTACGAATACTGGAAAGCACTTACTGTAATGGGCGAAACCACAGTACTTGGTGGTATAGCTGGTGAGCAGGTTCGTGGTGTAACTCACGAAATCACTTATAGTACTTTAGCAGGCGGTCCTTTTGCAGAAGGAGATATAGTTGATTGCTCTGGTGGTGCTGAATTTCATATTCTTGCTGATAATACTACAGATACTATGTGGGGACAGCTTGTTACTGGTACTGCTCCTGTTGATACTGAGACTTTGGATCAAGGTACAGGTACAACTACAGCCGATATTGATTCTGTAACAGAAAAACCAATTTCTGCTCCTTTCTGTGGTGCTTCTACTGGTTCTGCTTTACTTGGTTCTTACGGTTTTGGTATTACTGCTGCTGATGTTACAAATAATGATCGATTGATTGCACTTGATGGCGAGACTTATTATCCTCCTAATAATCAGAACTTCTATGTTAAAGGTATCGAAGACGCAGAAGATTATATTCTTGTTGGGCCTATTAATGGTGGTGAGACAGATATTGAATATGGACAGTTCCTACTTAGTGTAGCCACTGTAGAAGATACTGGAACTGAGATTGAATTAAAGGATGGTTCTGAATCTCTTGGAACAAGTACTCAATCTGCGACTGATACTCCAGCAACTGGAACTATACGCGTTCTTGGTGATGATGGAATCTATCATAAGATTCCTTATACTGCTGTTGTTGTAAATGCTTCTGATATGGTATTTACTGTAACTAGCACAGATGTTCCTACTGCTTCTATTGATAATGATGTTTTTATTTCTTATGTGGATGAGTTAGCTGATGGTTCTCCTGTTAGTGGACAAGAATCATACCTTGCAACATATCATTCTGATCGTGATTTATGGGTCAGGGTTCGTGATGGTGGCGGTACTCCAATCAAGACTTATGAAGCTAAAGGTACTTTTAGTTCATCTGGTGGTACTGTGAACGTATCGAGAGATAGTGACGAGTAAAGGTAACCAATGTCTTTTTCATCAATAGGTTGGAATGGTATAGGCGTAATCAATAGTTGCGAGAGTACTTCTGGGTGGGCAGAGGACGGTGGTGGTAATATTTCTGCCAACCCAGATCAGTACTTGCAAGGTGGTGCATCTATTGGTAGCCAGTATGCTAATAAAACAGGGTACACATATTATACACATGGTACAACTTATGACTTTACTGGAGGAGGTAATGCAGAAGGTCAAAAGTTGTATATGTGGCTTGGTATTTCCAGTACATCATCATTGGACATATTATCCACTTATGGTATGTCTATTATTTTGGGTGATAATCAGGACGATAGTCGCTATTGGACTGTTGCTGGTTCTGATGGTGATAACGGCTGGTCACAAGGTTGGAAGATGTTTATTATCGATCCAACAACTGCGGGAACTTACGACCCTGGAACATATGATAATACGATCATAGATACATTTGGGTTATGGCTTGATGTGGCTGCGTCTGTACGTGCTGAATCTATTTTTATTGATGAGTTTGCTATTGCTGATGGATTAATAGCACATAGTGGTACTGGTACATTTGATGAAATACTTACTTATGCTTGGAACACTCCTATCACAAGAATTATAGGAATATTTACCGAAGAAGGTCGATTTAATTATGCATTAGGTAAATTCACTCTTGGTGATAATACCAGTGCTTCTGCTAATACTATCCTCACGGTTACAAATAAAGTTATTGGTTTTAATACAACAGAATATTACAATGGTTCATCATGGATATCTTCTGTAGGTAGTGATACATTATACAATATTGTACATTTGGAGAAACATTCTAGTTATACAACTGAATTTAACTCTCTTAACAGCTCATTTTATGGGAATGAAAATGCATGGTTGACATTTTCAAAAGAGTCTGGTGCTGAATATAATTTTGATGGTGGTACACTTGAGAGGATTAAAGCTCTTACTGTCGATACTGATTGGACAATTCAAAATGCGTCGTTAAATAATGTAGAAGCCATAACTGTTAATGGTGGAACGTTTTTGAACAACACTGTTTCATCTTCAGTGCCTTTAGTTGCAAGTTCTACATTATCAGGTTGTACATTTAAAACACCTACAACACATTGCATTACTACAGCAGACCTTAACTATCTTGATAAATGTAATTTTGAATCTAATGATAGTAATGCTGTTCAATTGACTAGTGCTGGTGCTGATTTTGGTTGGGATTGTACATTGTCTGGGTACGATAGTGGATCTGCTGGTGATGGTGTAGAAGTTACCGGTGGATCTATAACTGGGAATGAGGCAATACATGTCACAGCAACAACTGGAACATTTAATATTACTGTGGCTTCTACTGGCGACACACCATCTGTGTCAAGTGCTGGGGCTGTTGTAAACGTAATTGCTGGGGCTGTTGATACTACTATTTCTGCCATTGACGTTGCTGGCGACCCTGTTAATGGTGTTGCTATTGCACTATATGCAAAAGATGGTACTGGCCCATTACCATTTGAAAATTCTGTATCTGTATCTGCAAACGGTTCGATTGCTACTGTGTCTCATACGACTCATGGTATGAAAACTAACGATAAAGCATTGATTAAAGGGTTAAGTAATGCCGATCTTAATGGTGTTTATTCTATAACAGTTACTGATGCCGATACATATACTTATGCATCAACTGAAACTCAATCGAGTATAAGTGGTACATCTACGTGGGTATGTATTTACGAAACGTTAGGGGCAACAAACACCATTACAAAGCAGAAAACGTATTCTTCTGATCAACCTGTAATTGGTTGGGTAAGAAAATCTACATCGTCACCTTATTATAAAACAGGACAAGTCACAGGAGTAATTGACTCTGCTGATGGTGTGTCTCTGACAGCTCTAATGTTATCAGATGAATGATTATCAACCAGGAATTACAGAGCTAAGACTTAATGTAAAGTCTGCTCATGTAAATATAATATCTTTGAACAAAGATTTGCGTGAAGTGAAAGAACTCTTGTCTAAGGATAGAGCAATCATGATAACTATGTTATCTGATATTGTCGTGTTGAAAGACACTATTAATAGTATGAGAGCTAAATTATTTGAAGCAGGGGTTAGATAATGTCGATTATTGCTGACTGGCCCAATTATATATTCCACGTTCCGAGAGCGGATATGACATTAATTCAGTCATCTCCAACGGAAATACGGGAGTGTAATATAAATTGGCTTAGATTGCAAATTATGGCACTTGAGGATGACCCTAATGGTATGACATTTCCTACTGTTTGGGAACATTATCCAGAAGTTGATGTAGGTACGCTCACCCTTGCCAAATCAATATTGATGAATGAACCATACACTATAACTTTCGAGGATGGGCAATATGCAGTAAACTTGGTAGGTGCGAATAGTAATATTGGTGATAGGGTAAATGTTAATCAAGTTTCTGTCAGACTTGCTAATTCCGCAGGAATGGTTAGTTCACCAGATATAGAATATTCAAGTTTTGATGGTGCTGTTCATATAGATGTTACTACATCCAATACAGGTACAATATTTCCAACAGGGACACCTAGAAAACCAGTTAATAATATTGATGATGCTTTATTAATTGATGATTATCGTGGGTTTAAGAAATTAAAAATATTAAAATCAATGACAGGTTCTAATGCTCTTGGAGTAGGTGGTGTGATAGAACTTACAGGTTTTGAAATTTACGGACGTTCTGCTGTAAATACCTATCTTGAAATACTATCTGATGCTATTTGTTCTGAAGTTACGATTAAAGAATGTAATATAACAGGTACATTAGATGGGGGTACTCATTTAAGTAATTGCCGTGTTGGTAGTATAGATTTTATGAATGGTTATATTGAAAACTCTGGACTTTACGGTACTATCGTTTTAGGTGGTAATACAGAGTGTACATTTAATAATTGTATTATTGTTGATCAAGATACTATTCCAATTATTGATATGAATTTCTCGGGCCAAGATTTAAGTATGCCTAATTATACTGGTATTGTTAAAATTAGAAATTTATCTTCTGCTAGTGAAGAAATTGGTATCGGTTTGAATGCTGGTTTAGTTATTCTTGAACCTTCTATTACTGATGGTACAATTATTGTATCAGGAAATGGGTTACTATATGATTACTCTAATTTGACTCTTCCTAACAAAGTTAATGTTTCTGGTTTAGTTAATCAGATTGCTGTTGAGTATAATCGTAAAGTAGTAATTGATACTGAGACTGGCTCTTCTGGTTCTACATATCCTTTAGGAACTTTAGGAGATCCTGTTGATAATGTAGCGGATGCTTTAATTTTAGCAGAAAAGTATAATTGTGAAGTTATCCATTTACATAGCAGTGTTACATTTACTACAGGAATGGATATTTCTAAAAAGATTATTGAAGCACATAAATCTCTAAGTTTGACTGTTACTTTGGAGTCCGGTGTCGAGATGAAAGATACTGAGTTTACATATCTTCGTGTAACAGGTGTATCTGGTCATAAGACTATATATCAAAATTGTTTCATTATGAATCTCACAAATTTATGTGGTATATTTAAAGAGTGTGGGTTCATGGGCTCTAATGCTTGTGAAGACAGTCTTACAAATCAAGTTATTATGAAAGACTGTAGAGCTATAGATCGTGCGGGAACAATCCTGAATGTAGGTCAAGCATTTGTAACTATTCAAGAATGGATTAGTCACTTGATTCTGGACAACAAGTATGGGATTAATAACGTAAATGTTCATTCATTAATGTCTAAAGTTACCGTTAATGACACTTGTGTAGAGGGTATCATCAACTTGAGTGGTACGGGATATCCTGCTGATAATTCTGCGGCAGGTTGTACAGTTCTTACTGACAAATTAAACAATCGCGATATACAGGCCGATGCATCCTCAACTTCTGTGTGGTCTGAATTAATCGAAACTGGTTATACAGCAGAACAGATTATGAAAGTCGCAGGTGCTATTTTGGCAGGTAAAGTCTCTGGTGCTGGAACTTCAACCGAAACCTTTAGAAGTATTTCTGATGATAGGGATGCGATTACCTCTACAGTCGATAGTAGTGGAAATAGAACTAATATAGTGACAGATGTTTAATACAAGACATTTTAAGACTAATTATTTTAAGACGAAGCATTTTACTAAATGGACTACAGTATTAATGACTTTAAGAGCAGTAGGAGAATTTTTCCGCTGTAAAATGACAACATCGTTTAAACGAAGGAAATTATGATGAAAGCCAAATTGAATTTTAAAGGGAAGTATTTTTTAACTCATCGTGATATTAATGGTGATATTATTGATCGAGAATTAATTAACAATCTTATTACTAATGAAGGAAAAGATTATGCACTTGATGCTGTATTGCATAATCAAACATCTGTACTTGATTGGTTCTTTGCTATTTTTACTTCTGGTACTGCTGCTGCTGGAGATACATATGCTGTACCGAATCGTACAGAAACAGATAACTATACAGAATCATTACGCCAAGGGTGGGATGAAGGTGCTTCTTCTTCTCAATCAGTAACTAATGCTGTTGTAGCTACCATTACCGCTGATACAGGTGGTATTAGTGTTGTAGGTATTGGTGTTGTTGGTTCACCTACTGGTGCTACTGATGATGATGCAAAAGATGATCAAGCTTGTACTGATGGTATTTTGTTATCTTCTGCTGATGTTTCAAAAACTCTTGCACAAGGCGAGACTCTTGACATCACTTATACTGTAGATGCCTAATAAACTTGCATAATAAACTTGGTGGGTGACTTCGGTTGCCCACCAACATGAAGGATCGCAAATGTGTAAAATACATAAAGCAATTATTTTCTTATTATTGTTATTTATTCCAAGTATCGCTTGAGGTGCAATGATGTATCTTACAGTTGATGAGCAGAGTAACTATATTGACGTTTTTTGTGATGGGTATGTGTTGCGAGTACATAAATCCCAACTGGATAATCGGATAGCTTCTATTCGAGATGAAGCAAATACGACTAATCTCATTTATATCTCAGATAACAGGGTTCATGCAAGTACGATTTATTTTTTAGGATATGATGAAAATAAAACAATAACTATTATTGAGAATAATACAACACGAGTTGTTTTTGTTCTTTCTGGCAATTACGACAGTACATATACAGGAAACAGTTATTTGTCTGGGTCGACGGGGGTTGAATTACTGTTTACTGTATATCAGGATCATTTTACAGTTGTATGTAAATGGGAAACTTCATCTGATATTGTTATTGATAATGATACCGATAGCAATGGTGTTTTGGTGTCTAATAATGGGACAAGCGTTGCGAATATCTACGGAACAATAACTGAAACATCAGGAACAAATTGGACAAACTTGCCAGACGAGAACTATATAGGTTCAACTGCCACAGAAATAGACATATTGTTTTCTGTTATGCATCAGGACGTTGAAGCACCAACGGGGACACAGGCTGTATGGGGGGCGGGCGCATCCGTTGCAGGTTGGAATGACGGCACAATTGCTTCAGGGGTACATAAGCAAAATATATGCGTTGTCATCGACTCAGCAGAAAGAGATGGCGGTAAGCAATACACATCGACAGAACGACTCCTCCTAGGCAATCAATACCACGATATCCCTTCCAACACAACGCTCCCAGACATCACAACCGGATCTGCTGTAACTGATCTCAACATACCGAATACTGATTTCGGGAAACCTGGATATGATAGAGCGTTAATTACTGATCATCCTCTTGCAAATGGTCTTGTTGGTTCGTGGATCATGAATGAAAATACCGGAACGGATGTTCATGACGCTACGGGGAGTAATGATGGAAACATGGCCGCATCTGATGGCTGGATTACAGACGGCCTTGATATCAACAGCGACAGTGACCGTAAGGTAAGTATAGGGGACCTTGACGATCTCTACACTGATGGGATCACCATCGTAGCTAAGGTAAAAACGGGTGCATCAATTGGTACATGGCTCAAAATAGCAGCAAATGATAGTGTTTTCCTTCGTATGCCTTCTGCTACATCTGATGGATTTCGGTTCGGTGTTTACAATGGAACCGCTACTGTTATAGAGGAAGATTCCGAAGGTGGTATCCTATCAACTGATACTGAATATACTCTTGCTGGGACTTATGATGGAGCTGAACTCATCGTTTATAAAGATGGCGTAAAAGCAGGGGGTACCCCACCTACGCAAACAGGTGATATTGATGATTCCACAGGCGATATGTACCTTGGTGGCCAGTCAGATACGAGTAATGTCTGGAATGGCGAGATTCATTACGTTCATATTTATAACAGGGCGTTATCTGCCCAGGAAATAGCTCAGATTCATGACGATCCTTACCAAATGTTCAGGCACGGCATGGCAACCGATGGCGCGTATCATATTGATCTTCCCCAACCCCAGGATAAACCTAAATTATCGGCCTCTTTAATATCAGGTCATTCCCTTGCTGATGGTTTGGTGGGTGCTTGGCTGATGAATGAGGGGAGTGGAGACACTGTTGCTGATTATGCAGGAACAGCAGATTTTACTAATATATCTGGTCCTGATTGGGTTGATGGTGGATTAGATTTTATTCAGGCAAATTCTGATTATATGTCTGTCACTACAAGTGGTTTGCCACAAGATTTTCCATTTACTATTATTGCGATTGTAAATAATGGTGCTTCACCTGGGCTTAGTAGTTCTATTTGTGCGTATAACGACGGTACTTTAGATGGTTATACTTTGAAAATGGAGCAGTATAACAATACAGGGTATATTGGTTTTACTATTCATGGTTCGCTTGATTATTCCAGAGCTGACTCTAATTTAACTACTCCTGCAAATCGCTCAATTGTATCTGCTATTGTTACAGCGTCTAATATTAATTTAGGAATGAATGGTTATTTTGATGATATAACTCATTCAGGTACAATTTTAGGTACGTTAAATAATTTCCAAATTGGAAGGACCAGAAGCAGTGATTATTTAGATTCTAATGTTGAAACAATTTACATCTACAACCGAGCCCTCTCAGCAGAAGAAATAGCATCTCTCCATGCTGATCCTTACCAGATGTTTCGTGTTTCTCATTCAACCAAACTTGACTTCCAGCAAGACGAGATTAATCCTGCTATAGAATTACATGAGGCGAGTGTTCGGACGGGTACTGTGGGCAGTGAGGATGAGCATTTGTTGGTTCAGTGGAATTGCGATTCTGACACTTTGGATGTGTTTGATGCTACTGATGGCGATACGGTAGAATTAGGGGATTCATCTTTTGTATTAGGCAAACGAGGCAATGGAATAGAAATTCCTAATTCTGGTGACGGAGTTTACATAACTGCAACTGATGGAAACAATGTTAGTTTAGACACGGGAGCAATATCTTTTGACTTCAAACAAACTGAAACATTTGCTGGATATTCGAGAATGTTTCAGTTTGGCCTTACTTCAGCAGATTTCGCATTATATTGCCCGAATGCAGAAGGTTTCACATTCCGATATGCTGAAAACTCTTATTCATTTGATGGCCCTGGAGGGTCAGGGGTACATACTAATATTTTTGACGGAGAGTGGCACAATATCACTTTAACATGGGATAAAGATGGTAAGGCTATTCTTTGGTTGGACGGATTGCTTACAGATGATAATGTCGAATTGGCTGGAAATTCACCAGTTCCAAATGGTGACAATCTGTACATTGCTTCAGACGCTGTGGATAGCGGAGCAGGAGGCATCATAGACAACTTCTGTATTTATGATACACCAATCCTCCCTTACGGATCATTTATTCCAGGGAATTTAACTGATTATAGTAAGGCGCATAGTGATATTACTGCTTATATCCATGGTGATGAAGCTGATTCCGATGCTTTGAAGATTGGAACTGGTGATATTACAGTTACAGGTGCTACACATGTTACAGGGCCTGATGGCATTGCAAATAGTGCTTTTCATTCAGATGGTGATGGTGATGGTACTGATTACGCTTTATTTCCATTAAATAGTGATGCGATAAATACCAGAGGAAAGATATCTTTCTGGTATAGACATCTTGATACAAGTAGTTCCACGTATGCATCTGTATTTGGTCATAGCAGTGGTGAAGAGTTTTTTCGGGGTAGAATTCCAAGCAGCATACTTGTTTCATTCTACCTTCCCGACGGATCTGAGATCTGTAATCTTGATTGTACTGATTATTGGGATGGCTTGTGGCATTATTTTGAAATTGTCTATGATGCGGATTTAGATTATGTGACACTTACCCTTGACGGAGTTTTTCAAGATGATGCCAATCCTACTTTTTCTAGTGGTGATTTGGGTTCTGGGAACATCATCGTAGGTAATTATTCAGGGTTAAACAGGGATTGTGGAGGTGATATCCATGGCTTCACCATAACCAACAACCCAAACACACCTCAAGTACCATTCATTCCAGGTCACGGGCCGATACATCAACCACTGCTCAGTAAAAACGGGACATTACAACAAGTAGGATCTAATCATAATATAGTATGGGTACCATAAAATGGGATGGGTAATAACTTATAGAGGATATCTTACTTCTGATGATGACCTATATTTAGGATCGACTGAAGAATCAGGAACTGGTCAAACAGCAGAAATATCTGATACCTTTAACTTAACTGATTCTTTTTCTGCTTCGGGAAATTATATAGTTTCATTTTCCGATACACTGACTTTAACAGATAGTGTTGGAACTGGTCAAATTGTAGAAATATTTGATACTTTAGTTTTATCTGATGTATTTTCTGTTGGTATAGCTGTTCAAATATCAGATACTTTATCTTTTTCAGATACACTTGAATCATTAGGTAATTATTCTATCTCTTCTGGAGATACTTTAGTACTATCTGATACCCTTGAAACAATAGGAAATTATACAGCAACATTACTGGATACGTTAATTTTAACTGATGGCGAAGAAATAGTAGGTCATTTTTCAATTTCTCCTTCAGATACTCTATCTCTGACTGATTTACTCTCCGTTGGTATAGCTGTTCAAATATCAGATACTTTATTATTAACTGATGATACAATTACTACAGGCAACTACTCTGCATTTCTGACTGATACATTAGTTTTGACTAGTGTATTTTCTACTGGTCAACTTTTACAAATTTATGATACTTTATCATTAACAGATATATTTGAACCTATTGGGCATTATACAACAACACCGTTTGATACTTTATCTTTATCTGATACTCCAGAAGCGATAGGCCATTATTCTATCTCAACTCTCGATACATTATCTTTATCAGATTTTATTGTTGATATTGGTCATTATCTTCTGAGTACTTCTGATTCATTAACTCTTTCGGATTCAGACGATTCTTTAGCTAATTATATTTCTCAACTTTCTGATACTATAATGTTGTCGGATCTTTTTGACTTATTATCAGCAAATAGTGTATCCATTTCTGATACTCTTGCTTTAGCTGAACAGTTTGATGTACTTCAAAAATATAAAACTAATATACAAGACACTCTAGCACTCACTGACATTGCTTCAGCGCTGCTTAAAGCAAAAATTGATATCAGTGATACACTTTCATTAATAGATACTGCTACGGGGCTGTTACACGCTCATATAAGCATATCTGATTCTTTATCATTATCTGATGTATTAAGTATAGGAATCATTATAAGTATAGTGGATTCCCTCAGCTTATCAGATTCTATTGTTGTATTGGCTAATTTAAAAATATTCTCTCAGGATACTCTAACATTATCTGATACACTCGAAGTTGTTCAAAATAGTGTAGCACAAATAAATGATGCATTTATTTTATCTGATTCATTTATATTTGGTAATACTTCATTGCTCACAGATGCTCTTGGATTATCTGACTCATTGATAGTAAGTAAAGGGCTATTTACAGAATTCTCAGATACTTTTGAATTCTCCGATACTATAATAGCCACAGTGATACCAGCTTTAATATTATCATCTTGTAAAATATATAAAAGAACAGTACAATTAAAAAAATTTACTAGGGAAAAAGTTATTCGTTCTTATAAGAAAACTTGTGATTGAGGATTAGATATGGGACTTGATAAATTTACAAAACAGGGTTACGAGAAGTTTTCTATTGAATTTGATTTTTCTGAAAATATGGATGATTCTGAAGTGGTCACTACCGTAAATGTGTTTGCAATAGATAACGCTGAAGTTGATGTAAGTTCAACTATTGTTTCCAATGTGCAGGGTGATGGTGCAAAGAGTGGGTTATGTATGATCCAAGCAGGTGATGAATTATCTAGCCCTTATAAGATCACTTGCAGGATAGTAACTGATTCTACCCATCAATGGGAAAAAGATGTTCAAATGAAAATTAAAGAACAATAAGGATTATGAAATGATACCTTCATGTAACTCTGACGCATGTGAACAGGAAGAAACAATTGAGAAGTTACAATCTGACTGCACTTTGGTTCTTGCTAAATTACCAAAGATTACAACAGATATGGAAAGTCTTGAAGGGAAAATAGCATCTTATAGTAAAATTGCACTTTCTCTTGTTGGTGCTCTCTGTGCAATTTCTACTTATGGATATTTTGAAGTTAATACTTTTCGTGAACAATATCATGCAAATAATGTTGTAATTAATAGACAGGTTAATTCAACTAAATCTGAACTTCTTGTTGTAACCACTCGTATAAAAGATGATATTTCAATTCTTGAACGTAGAATGTATGAACGTGATGAGAAGATAATGAGTGCATTATCTTCTGTACAGGCACAATTGGCGAAAGCTCTAGCTTGGCATGATAGACCATGATAACTTTTTTCAATTCAGTGACAATCTCAATTCTAATACAACATTTTTTAGTGTTTGTTTTAGCTAATGATTGTTTTATGTGGTTTATATTTTTGTATAAACATATGCAATGGATTGAACAACACCCAGATTTATTTCGTAGAAAACAAGTAACTCCTAGATCCATGAAATTAGTTTGCTGGTTAAGTTTTATGCTTTGTACTTCTCTTGTTATTTGGTGGGCTTATTTTAATATTAAGATATCTCACGGATGTATTCCTTTTTCTTTAATACACCAGCCAGCCACTTTCTTTTTTACAATAACGGCACTTCTTGCTTGGATACATTATTTTGCTATTTTTGCACGATTTTATTGTATGCCCAGACGTTTTTGGCCTCCACTTTCGATGTTAATATCTCGATTTGCATTTAAAACATTTAAAACTAAACCCTTTCCGTATTAAGAGGTTATCATGAATCGACAGAAAATAACCGTCATGTTCATACTCCCATTTGTTTTATCCGGTTGTGGATTATTTACTCAAGATACATATAAAACTCATAGCGAGATGTATGCTGTTCATCAAGAATATGAGTACAATCGCATCTCTAATCAAGCTGAAGCTATTGTTTCAGTATCCAATGCATCTGAGTTTGCTACCCCTGTTGAAGCTGCATTATATAAAGTCATTGCTGTCCAAGCAATCAGAGATATAGAAAAAGATAAATTTAACCGACAGGCACCTTTAACTGGTTACGATGTTTTAAATTCTGTTGCTGGTGGAATACCTATGATGGTACTTGGACTTACTTCCTACGGCATCAGTAAAAAGGCTATGCAATATGGTGGTAATTCTTATCAAATTTCTGCTGATGAGCTTGATATGGAAAGTTCTTTTAACAGAAATGATGTCAGTACTATTGGATCGGACAACGTAGTTGATGTTAATCTTCCTATAACTAATGAAAGCTCTACTGGTAGTCTTGACGAGGTTGATTAATGGATTTTTTTACTGAAGACATTATTAAGGAGATTTTAAACTATCCTACAATTGTCGGAACGCTTGTATTGAGTTGGTTTTTTGTAAAAATTATTATGGCATTGATCAATGTAATTAAATCTGAAAGAGAAAATAAGTAATGGATAAAATAGAATTAACTCGTAAACTTGAGTACAAGAAAATCAAGTATAAAAGCGGGTTCAAATATCAACTTACTCAAGATTGTTATCTTTCAGTTCCTATTAAAGAGTATGAATTTCAGACTAAACATTTTGAACTTTCAAAAGAAGGGGTTCTTTTTGTAAAAGGTGGGTATGCTTGGGATGGCCCTTCTGGCCCGACTGTTGATATAAAATCATTTATGCGCGGATCGATGGTTCATGATGTTATTTATCAAATGCTTCGTATGGAATTAATACCATCTAAATACAAAAAAATAGCTGATCAACTTCTTTACAGTATGTGTGTTGAAGATGGTATGTGGAAATGGACTGCATGGATTATTAAAAAAGCTGTAACAAGATTTGGTTTTATGTCTACACATCCTGATAAACTTAAAAGGGAGTACACTGCACCATGATTACTTCATTCCGTTGGGCTTTAAATTCAATAAGAGATTGGCATGAATATTCTAAATTAATGGCACGTTTAAGATATAAACGTAAGAGAGGCGATTATATTCGCTATACTTGCGTATGATTAATAAATCTCCAATAGGATATTTCCTTAAAGAATTACCTTTTATAATAGTAGAATGGGAAGATTGGATAATTGCTATGCAAACTGCGCAATGGATGAGAAATAAATATGAATTCTATACATTTTGAATTAGATAAATATTTGAAGGCTGTAGAATTTGTACTTGAAATGGAAGGTGTGTTTTCTGATGAGCTTTCAGATTTAGGTGGAAAAACAAAATATGGAATTTCTGCAAAGGCATATCCAGACATTGACATTGTGAATTTAAGAAAATCACAGGCTTTAAAAATTTATTATGATGATTATTGGATGATGTTACGTTGTAATGATGTTACTGAGTCACTTGCTACTGTACTATTTGATACGGGTATTAATTGTGGTGTAGGGAGCTCGGCAAAGTGGCTACAACGTGCGTGTAATAAAAAAGGTAGTCAGTTAGTAGTTGATGGTATAATTGGCTTACAAAGCCTTTTAGCAATTTCAATGCATGATCAACAAAGTTTAATAAGTGGTATTATTGGTTATAGATTAAAACGATATAGTGCCTTAGTTAAAAAGAACCCTAGTCAAAATAAATTTTTACGTGGTTGGGTCAATAGGGTTGCTGATCTTTTATTTTATGTTTTATAGAATTGGGTTGGTAGTTTAATTGGGAAAACACTTGGGTGGCAGGTAACTTAATAGAGCCAGCGTAAATCCTACTGAGTTTAAACAAAATAAACTCAGTAGATGATGATAACACCTTCAGGAGATTACAGGTTCGAACCCTGTTCAACTCATATTTAATAAAGTTCGAGCATCACTGATATTATAAAACATAAACAAGCGACAATAATAGCTCCACCGAAGACAGCTTCCCCCACTATTCTGTACGTTTCCCACCCCCTGTTTGATATATCTATTATGCGTGTTACTACCTGCACTCCAATTGTTGCAAAGCAAAATAATGTCAATCCAATACCTACTAATATTCGTTGCATATTCATTTCACTCTTCTGTTCCAGGCATCAATAGCCATATGTTTACAACTATCAAATCCGTTTATTTTAGTATCGGTTTCGTAACAGTTTCCCGTCCTGCTATCACCGAAGACTAAGATGTAAGTGCCGTCTTTTGGTGCTGTTTTTATTGGTTTATATGTCATTTGGTTTCCTTTGATTGTTTTTGCGAGCTTCTCTTCAACAAATACGCCGTAGCGCAACCTTCTCCGCAGAAATGTACTTTTGTCTTTTGTACGTCAATAGATTTAACTTTCAGGTACATTCTCACCCATCTGTCAGCGAGCGGTGTCCCTGCGTAGACATCTTTTCCGACAGTTATTTTATTACTGCAATGATCACAGGTATATCTTGTTAACTCTTCTTTCATTTGGTTTGATTTCCTTATGTTGATACTGATTGTCCAGGTCGATTGCTATTCGTGCATTTATATTTAACATCTGTTGCGTGTGGACAACGCTTGTTCCCACATATTGGGCAAAGTTTCATTGTTCGCTGAAAAACGTCAGGTGGTTCTTCGACTGTTGTAGTGCGAGTGTTCCAATAGTATTCCGCACTATGTAGGTCATCTTCTTCTTTTTCAATACCACAATCCATACATTCAACAACTCCATATTGTGGCCGGCTGTCGGCTTTTCCACCACAAAACGGGCATGGTAATAGTTTGTCTGTCATTGTTTTCCACTTAATCCGGTTGAAGTAAATGTATTAGTGGAAAGTTTCCACTTATTACACTGTTATCTTGCAGCACATTCAGTCAGTGTTTTCACAAAATAAAAAGGGGCGCACAGCTTCATCGAACACTCTCTACCAGCACCGCCTCCGTACCGAATAGCCATGCAAGAGAACTCCGTTTCATCCCATGATCTTTTATGTTCAGACCAAGGGCATTTCAAACGAAACAGCTCCCACACATCAAGCAAATCTCCAGAGCTATTATCAGATAACAAGGCGCTTAACTCAGACCGCAAGCAGCGCCTTTCTTTGAGCTCAGTTTTCGGGTTATTCATAGTCTTTCCTTTGTTCAAAGTTTCGTGGTAGTTCGCTTGCGGCAGGTTAGCTAGAACGTTATGCGTATTCAACTTCAAGCTCACTGCCATATTCGTCAAATACTTCCTGGTCTATGTCTGCGGTTGAATCATACCTGTTTATGGTGTTCAGCCCTTTTACTTGCCACTTCCAACCATCTTCGACACGGACACGATACGCTTCACGTTCAACTTGTTCGTCCATGTCAAAAATAACGCCAAGATTGGGGCCAACACCATTGCGCAAAGACCAAAATTTTATCCTCACTGTTTTTCTCAATGGGGGTAAATCCATATAAATCACATAACAAGCCAATAAACGCAGACCGCAAGCAGCGTGGTTTATTGGGCTTTGTCCTCCGTATTTAGTTTTGTGGTTTAGCCACGTTCAGTGCTTCGTATCCTTGCAGCAGGTTATTGAAACGTTAGCCAGAAATAAAACTGATATCACCTACTGATCCAGGCGCTGGATAATACATGCCAACGATTCGTCCTCTTAATCTTCCAGTAGTTTGCTCAATTTTCCTTACAAACTCCCTCATCTTTTCTTCTGTTTCAAAAAGATACAGTTTGCGCCATGGGTTTGTGATGCTGCAAGCTTGCCCACAAATACCGCTTGGGCCGTCATCCTCATAAGCAACTGCAAATAATTGGCTAACAAGGCGCTGCAGCGGAATTTTGCCAGCGCTTTCTTCGGGCGTAGTTTTGGGTTTATCGTCATTCATATTTTCATTCCTCGTTCAGTGGTTAAATTGCAAAAATCCCGTGAGCTAAAACGTTATGTTGCATTGCAATTCTGCTCATACCCGTCATTAAATAATCCTCTCTGAATGATATAATCACTTTCCGCCTTCCAGATCGGAATAAATGGAATATTTAGATCTGTATATGTGTTTATTATAAGTGCGGAATGAAACACGGGAATACCAAGAATTTCAGCTTCATCAAACGTAACACCATCATCTTCACAAAACAAAAAAGCATCAGGCTGAATATTCATTCGTCTCAACCCACCAGCGACACCTTGTGTAAAATCACTCATAAAAATCACATAACAAATAAATTCAGTCGGAAAACGAGAGATCCGGCTTTGAATTACCTGTTTCCTTTGTTTAAGTTTTATTCTTCGTATCAAGTTTAGCGGTTATGCTTCTCATTTCCGCTGATACAGGCTGCTATATGTGGACAGTGATAGACACAACTTTCTTTATTTCGGTGTATAAATTAACAAAATACGACAAGAACCCTATCGTGAAATCTCGTACTGCTAATTTCCCATAATCTCTTGCTTCCATCAGTCCAATTAGAACCGAAAACACAGGAGCGCCAATAATCAACATAAAGATATGCAACCACATAACAATCGTATCAAGCAGACCACGAGCAGCGCCTTTCTTTGAGCTATCTTCCGGGGTTACTTTAGTTTCGTTTTTCATTTTTAGTTACTCCGTTCAAGGCGGCTTGTATAAACGTTATCTTCAAAACAAATTTCTATCTGGGTCATAACAATTTATGGTCTTGTAAAAATGCTCCGAAGAATGAAAATATTTGCAATTTCTTTCACAGTCGGCACTCCCAACCTTTTTCCCAGTTTGCCCACAAACAGTGATAAGTTTCTTGCCATCTTGGGCATATTCTCTTTTTATTATTGCTGCGTTTTGTTTGTTCATTACTAAACCCTCAAAAATTAAAAGATAACAAGCAAATGCACACGACTGGCTCACACGCCCGTTCTCCGGTTGTTTGTTTAAGTTTCTGCCACGCTATAAAATCACGGTAGCCCCATGGCCAGCCGGTGATTTAAAACGTTATGTGTCAAGCGTGTTGCACTTACCATCAATATCTAATCTTCCGCAATTCAAAAAACCACCTATACCAAACCATCCACCATCAACAGTTCTGACAAATGTCTCTTTTTCACCATCGTCTCGAACCCCCAACACAAAGAAATCGGTTTCTGTGTTGTAAAGCCAGTAGCAGCTCTTCACTTCACTTTTCCAAATATTAAGCGTGTGGCTGTCGGCCTTGTCAAATGGAGTTAATGATTTTACCGTGATATCATATCGCCTACTTACACGGATCTTCCCGTCATCAAAACAGTTGTAGGTTTTTCCTACACTTGGTACTTTCTCCATAACAACTCACATAACAAATAAATCCAGATTGGCCCCAGGCAGCGCCTATCTTCGAATTATCTGTTTCCTTTATTTTAAGTTTTCGTCTTGCTTATTTGGTTCCGTGCTTTATCCACGATCCCACGTGAGCTTGGCATTATTTATAGCCTACGCCTATACTCTCGATGACAAGTGTATTGCGGATCTGGTGCCAAGTCTCCAGCGCACGTTGTTAATACCCACCGGTCATCATCAAGGTATTCATCAGTTTTCAATATTTTTTCACCTTTTTTTAATCTGCGGTATTCAACTTCCACCTCGCAAGTACAATCTTGCTCTGGTAGTCCACAGTCAACGCATAAAATAACTCCCATAGCCATACACTCTCTCCTAAGTTCTTCTTTTAGTCTCGTCCTGGTTGGGATCTCTCCAGTTTTGTACATTTTATCAGTTCCCTTATCTACTTTTTGCAGGAGATTCTTGTCGGATAATTTGCATAGTTTGAATGTTGCTATTGTGTTCATTTATTTTGATTTCCTTGCTATTTTCTTCACTATCATTCGTCCATTCCTACATTTAGAACATAGAAGACCTGTCAATATAGTATGCGTTCTCACTGTTTTGTGATCGCATTTGTTACAGACATAGCTTGCAAGCATGTTTTACTCCCTATATGATCCAGCTTTTTTGCCTAATTCCACCGATAGACACATAATTTCCAGGTTTGTGTTCCAATTCGTGTTCCAGTTCCTGTGGCAAACCCATATATCATATATTTTTCCAAGTAATTCTATTAACTACATTCGATATTGCTGCTCTACTCATTTTTGAATACAATTCCATAAGTCTACTTATTTTAACACCTTCTTGATGTAATTTTCTAATATGTTGTACTTCACCTTTCGTAAGTTTAACTCTACCTTTACGCGCTTTCGGATGAGGTGGTATTACCGGAGGTGTTATATCTACAAATGTCAATTCAGGAGGTGCTTCATATTCTTTATTATTACGTACAGATTCTCCTATAATACATCCGACACATACTAAAGTGTTATTAGATTTAAATCCTCTCAAAGTCATACGTGTATTTTTCCCATTTTGTTTATTAGAATTAATACCAGCATGACTTTGAAAAGTTAAACACATGTTTCTGAAACATGACCTGGACATTTTAGCGGGTATTCTTCTATTAACAGGACATCCGTGTATCGAACGTAATTTTTGCTTTTCATTATCAGTGATGTGTGATATTGCTTTGCTATTAAGCATGTGACCAACAGTACCCACCATATACCCATTAAATTCCATTTTATTTCTCCAAGTCAGGATTGGTCATGGGGTCATTATCACTAATTCCCCCTGAAGTGGCACGTTCCATATGTTCTGGGCATAAGATAGGTGCGTAAAAGTCATACCCATGGCGTAGGCTACTCAATTTACGTTTGAACTGTTTCCACCTTGATATGGTCACCATTGTATAACATCCTGATACTTCACATTCTATTTTCATATTAACCTCTTATTATATCCAATTATTTTCTTGGAAGTCCAACTTTACTGGATTGATTATGTTTCTGATACCAGGATATGCGGCTGCTGAAGTACGTAACATAAAGATATGTTCCCATTCTTTAACTGTAGCAGTTGTAACAATTCTCGTTGCTGTTGAATTGGGAAGTACACTACGTGCTTGTTCTGCTTTTTCTCCATTTTGTAGTAAATATTTATATGCTTTTTCTGAGTACTCAATTCCTTGTTTCCACATTTGAAAACATGCAGATTGATTATTACCATCATAATGCCAAGGCATAATAACTTCAAGATGTTTGCGATAAGCACAATATCGTTGTGATTCCTGTGAATTATGAACCACTAAACCATTTGCAATAAAGTTATGACATGGATGATCAATTTCGATATCATAGGTTTCTTCTTTTCCAGCATATTTTATAGAAATTATCTCATCCTCAAATACTATTTTAACTTTATCAAAGTGTCTTGCTTTATGGCACTTGATGCAAACAAACTCTATGTTATCAGGTTCATTGTTATTCGGATTTTTATCTATATGATGTCGCTCTTCTGCTTTTATACCGCACACACAATATTCATTTGAGATATCATACTTATTCACACATTGAGTGTTTCCATTTTTCCACACACCCCCATTCCATCTGTGATTATTTTCACCACTCATACGTTTTGAAATGGCTTTTTTTTCTTCTTCGCTATGCATTCCAGGATTACCATGTCCTGCCTTACGTCCTGGATATTGTGATTTTGGTTTTTGTAACCCCCATAAGGCTATTTTTTTACCTAACCATACATCAGACATACCTATTTCTTTTGCAAGGTCTTTCCTCTGTAAGTTATCTATAAGATACCTTTGTTTAATATATTCCCTGGACACCTCAATACCATTACATAAAATAGAATCTCCGACAGTAAGTTCATGTAGACGTTTCCAACCATTTTTAGTACAAAACCTATGTTTTCTGCTTGCTTTTATTTTTCTACCATTAGCTGTCACTAATTTATACACTTTTTTAACACCAGATTTAATTATAGATTTTATTGGTACTGGTATTAATTCACCATCATTATCCATACCAGTTAATGATATGAGCTTGAGTCTCCCTTTACGTTGATCTTGGCTATATTCATATAATTGTTTAATAGTTCTTTTCTTGCCAGTTGAATTTGTATTTTTTTCATTAGCAAAGTGATGTATCAGTGTATCACCTGTTAAACAATAACTTGAAGGTCGATGTCTTACAAGTTCATGGGTAACTGCCCTATCAGTTAAAAACTCAGCAGTGACCATTTTAAGGCGTTTAGGGATATCAGTGTGATTAGTGATTAGTTTAAGTCCATCATTAGAGGAATAATCAAATAACTCATCAATAGTATTTAATTTAAGCATTTCCATCCACGCTCTAAAATTACCACCGATATATACTCTATCACCTTTTAATAAAAAACGCAAGAATGGAGTAGCGTATTTGTTACGCAACTTTTCCATTTCTTTACGTGGAGAAGTAAGGGGTTTGGTGCGGACAACGAAATTTGAGTGTTCAATTACTGAAAAATGTTTACGCCTGACAATCCCATCAACAAACTTTCTACCTGAACCCTCAATGATTTTATCTTCTGAGCGGTAGCATACACGCCCAGCACGTTCAATCCACACAATAGCTTCATCAATATTGGTAGGACATTCTCCCCATACTTTAGCCGTCGGTTGTACTATTTTCATTCTGTCACCCCTGTGAATACCCATTTGAACCGCTGCCAAAAGGAAGCATCACGTAAATTTTTTATGGTTTTGGTTTGGTCTTTTATGTTTATACCCTGCATCATGACCAGATCATCAAGGCGGTTAGTTTCTTTCTTCAGGTTTTCAACTATACCATACCCAAGGTTAAGTATCTTTTCCGCTTCGCCACTGACACCTACAATGATGTCAATATCATTGTCCCTATCATGCCAACGCCAACGCATACCGTGTATGAGTTCACTGAATACCTCACATTCCATAGGGGGTGCAGTTAAATCTGGTGTGCAAAAACCATTTGGCATGGCTTGGTGTAAAACCTCGTAAGGATCACGGTCAACAGTGATTGTTTCTACTTTCGTTATAATAATCATAATAAAAAGCCCCACCGTGAGGCAGGGCTTTACAGGTAGAGGTTACTGTACTGGGGCAGTTTTTATGGTAGCATCAAGTGACAGGTCTTTGGCAGTCTTGACCATAAGCATATTGATCAGGTCTGTAGCACCATTGCTTTCAGTACCTTCACCACCAGCAAACTGAATGTCAGGTACAAGGCGATGCTTACCAAGTGCATCAGCATATTTAGCATTGATACGCACAAGTGCATCCAGTTTTTGAGCAAGGGCACCATCTGCGGCCATCACAAGACGCTTACGTTCAGCTTCACCTTCACCAAGAAAGATCTGTTCTTGCTTAATTTCCTTAGCACGTAACTTCATTTCAGCAGCTTCCAGCTTTGATTGCTTGGCCACTTCAACTTTCTGTGATGCTTTAATAGTAGCCACTTCCTTTAGTTTTTCAGCTTCAACAGTAGCAGTTTCTTTCAAGATTTTGGCAGCATACTGAGCTTTCATTACGTCAGCTTTACCCTGTTCTTCAGCAGTAATGGCATCCTGCTTGGCTTTTTCAGCGGTAGCCTTGGCTGTGATAATAGCCATGGTAGCAGCACGTTTCTCACTGATTTGTTTCATGGTGGTTGCTTCAAACCCAGGATTATTCAACTGGAAACCTGATACAGTAATACCATACTTTTTCAAGTCTGATTGATAATGTAATTCTTTACCATCTTCACCAAACTTTTGGACAGGGAATTCTTTACGTACAGTTTTACCAGTGACTTCATCGGTTACCACTTTAGTTTCAACCCGTGTATGATAAAGTCCGTTACTTAGTTGACTACGTGCCATCTGAGTGAAGATTGAACGCTTTGAATCATATCCTTCCTCACTGGTCATGAGGCCAGCAGTTTGATTGATTGCTTCATCAGTTACAGACTTCAAGATTTTACTGGCAACACCCTGACTGCTACGTGTTTCTTTATGTAGCATTAGCATAGTAGGTTCATCTGATGGTAAGTTGAAACGTGATTTACCAAAGATGGTACCCATACCACCATCACGGTAACGTACAGGTATACCATTGTAGTCAAGGGTAGCACCTGATGGGTTTGAATCCTGATCAAAGTCATAGGTAATGACATCATTATATTCAATACTGGAACCAAACCATTCAAAATACAGACCGGGAGTAAACTTCACAAACAGTGTACCATTAGGCCATTGCACGACTGTTCGTTGACCAGCATCATTAATACCAATGGCAAATGGCAATGTACATAACGTCACGAATAAAAAGAATAGTGGTATACCTGCTTTAAACACCAACCGTTTAATCATTTTTGCTTTCTCCATAGCAGCTTCTCGTCTGCTTTGTTCTTCTTCTTCATAGTAACCCATGAGTACTACTCCTTAAACTTGTTGATTTCTTTTTCAAAGGCATTGTTATGTACCTTTGTTACTGTTGTCTCTGCTATAATGTCAAGGGTGGAACTCCTGCGTTGTTCATCAGAAAGTTCCTCTTTACATGCTGTCAGGGCATTAAGTTTTTTTATCCGCTCTTCTTCTTTTTTACGGAAAATTTTAATTTCCTGATGAACAACAAACCCAACGGCCATAATAAGTAGCAGTACACCTAATTTCCACATGGTTGTTCCTCAAATCTTGGGTACTATCACCCGTACATCTTCAGCACATTTAGCATCACCCCAAGAAGCACGTTTAATATGGCGAGCCCATTCAATAATATCTTTGTAATGCATATGTTTAGTTGTCATTCCAAAAATATGTGATTCCTGTGTTTGCTGCAATTCCCATGGTAAATAGTCAATCAATTTAGCTTTGAGTACGATGGATGTATGTACCAAAACAACAATATAACTATTTGACGACAGTATCACTACAGGATTATCTCGTGTAACATATTTGGTTACTTCATCCATACAAATAACATCACCATGCGGTACTTCAAATTCCCAATTACGGTGTGGCATTGTGTCTTCCATTTTCTCTGTCTCCTTGTTTAATAATGCTTTTAATAATGCAAGCGGTTTAGCATCAAGTCCAGCAGTTTTTATACGGAAATTCCTTGATGAGTAGCGTAGGGCATCCAATTGATGTTGAAGCATCTGTTTCCTAACTAAGGTGCGTTTTGGGAGCACCCCACCATGAGCACACCGCCTATTAATTGGTGTGTTTGTCATCATGTCAGGCATTGATTTACATCTAGCCATTATCGCTTCCTTACGCCTCAATACTTCTTTGGCACTGATGTCTTTTTTACTTTTTTCTATTGTTGCTTTAGATTGTTTTTGTACCATCTCGTTGCATCCTTTTTAATTGTTTTTGCAGACTCTACGTTCTTCCATTGTTCCTATTTTAGAAATAATCACTCTACTCTTAAATAGTGTCACATACTTCTTTTTTTTGTAGTTATCTTCAAGTTCAGCATCACGCTCAACTTGGGCTAATGTTTTTGGTTTGTCCATTATCTACACCCCTGCAATTCAGGATATAATTGAGCCATGGCAACTACATCTTGATTTCTGTTAGCAATTTCTGCTTTGCGTATCAAATCAGTAATTATAGTGTAAGCAAATATGCCCGGAGGTCCTATCTCTTTGTATGCATTTTGCAAGAACTTACAATGATCAATTGCTTTCGGGAAAGCTTCTCCCAATGATTCACTCATCTTTTTCTCTCCAAGGGTCTTTGACATCTAATAGTGTTGGCAATACCTGACCATTAAATGTAATCATCCTCATCCAAATTTTACCTGTATGCAATACATGCATTGTTTCTTCAGGTGTCAGTTCCCAACAAGATATAACTTCACCTACAGGGTCTTCAGGGTCTTTGTATACTGGCAGCGTTTTGTATTGTGGTTGGTCTTTAGCCAGCAGCCCATTCACTTCAGGGAATTGTATAGGTTTCACTTACCAAGCATCTCCTTCCTGAATTTTAGTGCGCCATCACGTATATCTTTTATTTCTTTTTTATGCTTTTTGGTATGCTTATAATACAGATGGAACCATAGCTTACTGTTTACAAGCCATGTTGGTAATAGCATTATTTCGGTGCCTCCAAAGAAATAGTTAAATGTGTGTATGGTTTATCAGATAAATCAAATAGATCCAAATCTATTTCTACCAATTTAGACCTAATACCATCTACGCCATCATTTGATATATGTTGCCCAGTTATGATAAGTTTACTTCCTTTGTCTATATGTTCCACATATAATCCTTGCATTATTTCGGTACCTCCATCCAGTATGTGGGCGGTGATGTAAACTCATCTGACACAGCATCATTCTGCACAGTGAGCCACCTGTTGTAATCAGTGTTGTATTCAGCTTTAATAATATACTCTCTTGTTCTCATTACACCAGACGAACCTTTAATTAAAACCCATTTGTCATTAGGTACTGAAGAGATAGGTTTCCAAACTGTATCTTGTATAGAACAACATTTTGCATCTCTCATAGGGCACCATGTAGGTACACTTTCTAATTCAGGTATGTGTTTGTAATCTTGTTTCATCATACACAAATCAGCGTCATTAGGGATGTTTCTGTAATGTGGACACTCAGGACATTTAACGAAAGTTACTATTGTATTCATTCACCCACTCCATATTTGTGATAAAGGATTTTCCAACATAATTCTTCAGCATTTTCTGGTGGGAGTTTATTGCAAGTTTCTTCATAGTGTTCCATAAACTCACTGTAACCCGCTTCTACACCAAGAAGATATCCTTCTTTGAAGCCCTGCAATGTTATGTAGTTGTAAATTACATGACCTGTGCTCATAATTACGAACATTATAAATACTTGTGCTATTGTACGGTTTACTATTTTACTCATACCCACCTCCGCAATGTGGCGGCAATAATATGTGGCAGATCATCTTTTTGCCTACTTGCCTTATCTAATTGACGTAAGGTACTTTCAAGAGGTTCACGTTTCAAATCCCTTGAAATAAAACGGGTAGCTGTGTCCCAACTTGACATCATGAATTGCAATTCTGACTTACCGTTAATAGCATGTTCCACAAATATTTCCCATGGTTTACCTACACGTTCTGGGTGTTCAGCAATACACAGGTAGAAATTCTCACCCCTGTACTGCACCTTAAAACGTTTGGCATCAAGTTCATCCTCTTTGAGTGGACAGAATGTAGGTACTTTATTTATGTCAATGATTTCTAACATGTCTGTAATGTCATCATGCAGGCATTTACATAAGGCCCCGTTGGCAAAAAACCCACAGTCGCCACAGCATTTTGGTAGCTTACTCATAAAAATCTCCAAATTCTTGCATTACGCCACAATTAGGACAGTGTATACCGTCAGGGCAAATTTCAAATAGGGTATTGCCGCAATTACACTCCCATGTCATGCAATCACATTGTATAGCACCTTTGAATACCCCTTTAAAGGTTCCACATTGCTTGCACTCAAGCCAATAAGTACCAGCAGGGGCAACACCAACCCATTCATGTTTACAGTTCATACAGACCACTGGACCGCTTATATGGGGTTTGTTTTCATTTATTCCAATTACCTCACCCATCGGTTGGAATTAACCTCATAGCTTTAGCTAGATGTTCTACACAGTCTTCACAAATATGAGGACCATTCAATTTACGGTGCAGGTTATTTGTGAATTCTATCTTATTTACGGTATCAGTAGAAAGACACCAACCCACTTTATCAGGGTTAGTGCCTTTAGCAACAAGGTGATTTCCACAAAAGTCACACTTGAATTCTGTTTTAGAGGACATTAGAACCACCATAGTAATGCGTCTGAACTATGCCAGCTACATCATTGTAGGTTTCATGTTTTGTTTGAAGGCCACTATAAATAACATAATCCCTTTCACTTACTATGATTTCCTGTTCAGATTCATGAGTAGTGTGATCAGTGGGCGAATCAAAGTCTCTACGTAAATGAATGATGATGCCACCATTGTCACGAATCAGTTGTGATTCATTTTCAAACCTAATGTCATCAATAACAATATCCCTATCAGAATATCTAGATATTGATTGACGCATACGCCATAACCAAAAGTCAGGGGCAATCATTTCACGGGCATATTCTGTACCAAACTTCTGCATCATAATGCGTGGGGTGATTGCCGGGAGTCCAGGTATTTCTTTTTCTTTATAGTCAATATCGTAGAACCATTTGCGGTCAAGTCCTGTCATTTTGATCAACGCAGACTTGAGTGGATGTGCATAAGAAAGTATTTGAAACTTGCTGACCAACCACATTTGTCTTGCTATGGTGGATTTGCCTACTCCTGCACCACCTGATAGTCCAACAAATATACTTGGTTCTGCTGTTACTTTATTCATATTGAACTTCCTGTCTTATTAATTCTAGGGTTTCTTCAACCTCTCTTTCTGTGATTCCCCTTTCTTCCATCCTAAACACAAAGGTTGCCCAATTTTCTTCAACGAAATCAATCATACCTATGGTTAAATTATCTTTGTTGCTTGCCATTTACTTTGAACTCCTTATTTTGTTTACGTTCATTTCTAAATGTGTCATACTTAATAGTTACATCGCCATACTTTGCTTGGTAATGATCAGCAATATTACGGACAAATCTGTAATGCATATCACCTAATTGTTGAGCAAGATCAAACACTGTTGTTTTTACCAGTGGGTCAAGAAAATAGCCAAGTCTGAACTCCTGATGTGGACCTTCAACATCTTTGTACCACCCGTAAACATTGAGCTTATGAAATTCAATACGAGCATCAACACCAGCAACCATTTCCAGTGTACGGTTTTGGATGTTGTGTTTTTGCACTGTTGTTTCGTAAGGTTCTTCAACGTATTGCATTGAGCAGTCTGCATGTTTTAACTTTTCTTTCAAGTAATGTAGTTCTTCAAGGGCACGTTGTAATCGCATTTCAAGTAACACTTCCCTTACTGATACATCTTCTTTGCTCATCAGTATCTCCTATTTGTTTCATGGTAGTCATCTCTATGTTACCTACTTTAAGCTGCTCGATACCAGCATTGATTAAAGTGGTGACCATAGCAGATTCAACTTCAGCTTTTGCTTCAGACACAGTATCTTCAAGTTTTTCATACTGACATTTACGCAGGTACCCAAGATTACTGTCAAGGTCTTGGTGAATGAAATATACGGCTTCTTTAATGGCTTCTTTGTCTGCTTTTTTGACAGCACCTTTTAGTCTTTCATCAATGGTATTTTTCATTTCATCCACCCTTGCAGCAAGTTCCTTATACTTCTGAGCAAGGTCGTCTTTCAATTCATCAATGGTGTCATGGTCAGGTGGTATCTCAATTGATTCACCATTCAACCAATGTAACGTACAGGGTGAACCACTGGTATTCATCTGTGTGAGCATACTGGTAAACTGAGCAGGGGATAACAGTATCTCAATGATTTGACTTTTGGAATAGTAAAAATCACTGTACTTGTTACGGCTCCGGTCAGCATGATTTATTTTGAGACTGATAACATTGTTGTGTTTTATTTTAGAACCAAACAATGAAGCCCCACCACCACGGCCTCCCCAACTTTGGCGTGTCAATGAAATCATACCATAGGATTCATGCTCATCAAGTTCATCGTCACTACGCACACCATGCTTATTTTTTGTACGTAATTCTTTTACAGTTTTCTTTTTACGTCTCATCATGACACCTCATGCAAATCTCGTTTTGTTTGGCTGGTGTTCCACAGCTTTTGCATCTGTATGTTGCACCGTGAGAGTCCTTCATATGGCTTTTAAGCTGCCGTTTCGTTCTAAAACTCTTAGTACAATGCTCACATTGAAATATTTTTGCTCTATGCCAACTCATTCAGACTCCTTATTAAGGCGTTGAGTTTCTTGGATAGTTACCATCAAACCAAGCAGGTATGTATCAGAAATCATTTTACCATTCAGCAATTGTTCCATTGCATATATGCACGAATCAAATGAACCATCAGTACTCTCTTGTTTAAAGACAGTCATGTACATGTAAGCTTGTTCAGCAGAAAGATCCTTTACAAAATCAAGAGCTATTTGAGCAGCAGGATGACGTTCGTTGCGTTTCAATGGTGCTTTAGGTATAGTGATTTCAATTGTTTCTTTTGCTTTCATGATCAAACCCCTTGTGATTATTTTTTAAAGTGTATTGCTATATATACTATGAGCAATATTATTTGTCAACCTTTAATTTTAGTGGTGATAGAAATGCCATTTTTCTTTTTTACTTCATAAACAACTTTGCTACTCTGCACCATTTCTGGGATATGGCTAACCATTATCAATTGAAAATTGAAATCATCACATACTTTTCTAGTAAATTGTGCTGCTTCAAGTATTCTTTCACGGTCAATGAACTTTAATGGTTCGTCCGCGATGAGAATATTATCGTGTTCAGACAGAATGATATACGTAATCCTAAGCAAAAGAGCAATAAAATCAGCAAGCCCCCCGCCAGAATCATCAAGGGCAGTGAACTGGTCACCATCAGAGTCTTCAAGTAAGATATCAGCTTCGACATTGTTACGTCTCTCAACAAAATTAATAACAAACTTCAATTGGGCATCAGGGAATACTATTGATATACCTTCAGTAATGATATCCCCAAGTTTGGAACTAAGGTTTGCATACATCATTGCCACAGCAGATTGAAACAATTTTTGTACAGCTTCAATTTCTCCCACCGCAATTATTTCTTGTTCTAATTGGGTGTTAAAGTTACTTAATGCTTTTTTAGCGATTCGCTGTTCAGCCAAGAGATCATCTACTTTTTTGCGTGCTGTTTGTATTCCCATTTGTGTCCTCCTGCTGATTTTCTTTGATCATTGAATCACAGGTGTTTTTGTTCATTATCTACCTCTATTGTTCCGTCATCGTATTCTAGTCCAAGGATTAATATATTATCATTAAGAACGGAGGTGAGTATTTTAAGATTAGATGATTTTGCACCTAATTTAACATGGACAGTCCTAGTACTTCTAGGTTGTTCATGCACAGGCATCCATACGGGTAGTGAACGGAATACTTTTTCTATAGGTATTTCTTCAGAATCATCAAATTTATTGGTGCTCATTATCTACCTCTATGGTTTCATCATCATACACACAGTCAAGCGTATTACCGCATAAGGGACACATTATACCATCATGATCCCCGCATATTTCACAGTAGGACTGCACGTGTTTCCAGTACCTCGCCATTGCCCACTTACCACAGTCAGCACATTTCAATAGGCTATTGTCATCAAGGTCTTCTGTAAAATAAAATGAGAAGAAGTTTTATATGTAGATGTCAGGTTCATCGTCGTATTCTATTTCAAGATATAGTAGATCATTTTCAAGGATTGTAGTTAGTACTTTTGGATTCTTTAAACCTTTCCCTAATTTAATATTGAGTGCCCTGATGCTCCTTGGCTGTTTATGGATATGTACCCGTGTTTTTCGCAGCACTTCAGTTGCAGGTACTTCATCAGCAGGTACTTTAGAAGTTTCCAGGTTAGCCGCATCCTCAAAAACTATACCCTGCACTTTACCAAAGTTACTCATTGAGTTTGTCTAACCTCCACTTGGAATGATCCTTAGTAAATTGTTCAGGGTATCGCTTACGGAGTTTCTCAATGTTTTCGTTCATGATATCTTCCATATCAAAATTGAGTCCACGAGCAACAGCCATAATGTACCACATGATATCCCCAAGCTCTTCACGTATATTGTTGAGGTCAGGTTCATGCCCATAAAAGTATGCCTTCTTAACGGTATCCAGGAGCTCGCCAGCTTCCGCACTAATACCAATGATACCATGCAGTGTTTCAACATTGAATGCTTCAGGGTATATCGTAGGAGCCATTGTACGGGCACTTTCTTTTTCAAATTCTTTAATATGCATTACTTTTCCTTTGGGTGTATCAGTATTTTATGGTAATCTTCACGTGGATCAGCAAGGTTATTAGCTTTGCAGAAATCATTTGCTATGTCAGCCAATATAGAAGCATCATGCTTTGCTGAAACAGTTATTGGTTTACTTCTTGTAGATAAAAAAGCTAATATACCGTACACTGCTTCTGAAGGGGATAATTTTTCATTGGGTAACACACCTTCAAATTCTAATTCTAGATAGCCTTCCTCTTCAAGCTCAAACGCATCATTGTCACGCACAAATATCAAATTGTGTCCCATGTGTTCATGTAAGAAATCCACTATATATGTGTAACCATACAATGTGCGTCCTTGCCCTACCCATATCATTTTTTTACAATCGGTACAGGCTATGTTATATGTTATGCTCATTCAAACATCTCCGAGTAGTCATTCATGAAGTCACTGAATTCTTCTTTGAGGTCAGCTTCACGTTTTGTGATTTTCTTTTTAAGTTTAGCCATGGCCTTTTTAGCTTCTTCAACTGACTTGAACCCAAGACCTTCAAGTATTTCCATTTCCTGTTCAAGCCGAGCTTCAGCTTTGATACGTTTGGTAGCCACACCTTCAAGGGCATCGACCACATCTTGTATTTCATCAATCTCTATTTGCATTGAGTAAGTACCTCCTTGGTAAGTTCTTTATTTATTGGATGCCCCTGTTCAGTGAGTTCTCTAAATAACGTCCAGACTATTGAATCTAGGTCATTATTATCAATTCCTGAGTCAATAAGTTCTTTGAGCCGTTCAGTATCAATGGTGATGCCATGGTCTTTATCGTACTCAATACCCTCAAGATCAAATACTTTACTGTATGGTTCATGAGGTACTTCCACCTGCTCAATCACTACACCATCATCAATAATAATTTCCCAAATATATGGTACGTACCCATGCATATCTTTCTTGTTACGAATCAAGGTACCAGTGTTAATCAAGACTTGCTTACCCAACCGCTTGACAAAAGGAACATGGTAGTCACCACTGACAATAATTTCAAATTGTGGATTCATACGCATAAACTTCTTAGCAGGTATGGCATCTTCAAGAAAGAATGGTGGTGTGCTTTCAGTGATAGTGGTATGGGTGATAAGAATCTGTGCTTTGTCTTCAGGTATAGGGTCACCAAATCCTGCCCCTGCTATATTTTCAAACACACCATCAATGATTTTTACTGCCCCTGCTAATGCCAGTGTGTACAATGGGCATTTATCAAGGTCTGTATGGTACTTTAGATCATGCTGACCTGCTATACATAAAGGAATTTTATGTGCTTCATGGAACATAGAAATTATGATGTTTGTAACTTCATATCCCATTCTGGATGAATCAAATATGTCACCAGCTATAAGTATCTGTGCATCACGCTCATTAGCTGTATCAATAATAAATTTTAATTTATGTTGTATTGTTTCCCAATAATTATCGCATCTATAACGTGGTTGTTTATTTGTAATATGTAAATCTCCACATGCTAAATATTTCACTGATATATTTTTCTTTTTCATTTGTAATTTACGTCTCATACACATATCCCCATTTATATCCACCTGCTGTTATCTGAGTACCTTTGCAACATGCAAGTATACCTTGATATGCTATTCCTATTGTTTTTCCAGCCATAGCTATAGAACTATGTTTATTGATTACACCGTTTGTGTTTTTATCGTATTGAAATACTTCTTTACATTTGTTGGCATGGCTCTTTTTGTTATTTTCTTGCCAAGTCATTAATTGTAAATTATTTAATGTGTACGGTTTACCATCATCAATTCTATCACATGATGGACATGCAGATTTTAAAAATTTTGATGCTTTCCACTTTGTATGTAATGTATGATATAAAGGTTGCTTAAGACACCAATTGATTAATTCTCGTTTTGTGTAATTAGGCATTGGGTGCTTTCTCGCTTTAGAATGATTACGTTGATCATCATAAATAGATTTTATTTTACCTGTTTTAGTTCTACTGTATTTTTTCTTACACTTATTGCAAATAGTATGTCTACCATCTTTACAGGAAGATGATTTCCTATATTTTTCTAACTCTCTATTTGTATTACAACGAGTACATTGTTTCATTCAGATCTCCCACATAAGGGACATGTCCCTTCAAGTAACTTATCTTTCTTTTCTTTTAAATCAATCTCTTCCACTATCAAATCATCTATTTCTAACCCAATAGATTCAGCGTTCATCACTGCAAAAGATACCGTGCCAAGTTTGTCATTCAATCCGCACACCCTTTTGGCTTTCTTAAGTAATTTACTTGGATCAAATTGCAATTCAGCCTCAAATTTTTCTATAGCCCATACTGTATGACCTACCATTTTCTGTTCTTCTATTAAGACTTGTACTTCATTGTGCAATTTGGCAATACTTTTGGCAGGTTCAAGGGCGGCAATTGAGGGTATCTTTGAAAGCTCCAAATCAGCCCGTGACACGTTTTCAATTGCTGTGCTTACTTTGGTATGCTTTTCATGCAAGCGTTTAATGTACACCCCTTCTGCTTCAATCTCAGCTAGGTCAGCGTCAGCCGTATCAACATGTTCAAGTTTTTCAAGTTGCCCTTCAGTATCTTCAATTAATTTGCGAAGTGATTCAACATTCGCATTGTGTCCCCTTTTGCGGGAAGCAATATATTTTAAAGCAGTAGTAGTTGATTCTAAATCAACTAACCCTGACAATTTTTGAGCAACCTTTCCAGGGCTATCATTCAATAAGAATATACTGTCATGCTGATTTTGGATATTATCTTCACCAAAACCTAAAGCCTGTTGCACTTCTTCAGGTACAGCACCACGCAGTGCTGTGAATGGATCTTTCTTACCCTCAATGAAATACTTATTGGTTTTCTCAGTACGTTCATGGCGTACAGTACCTATGGTAACAGTACTTTTCTTGACACCTTTACGTATGAACCGTGGCTTCTTCGGTTTGTTATCACGCATCCACTTAAAGGCACGCACCACAGATGATTTACCATGGTGACTTTTACCTGTGATAGTTGTTAATGTAGGGGATAATTCTATTAAAGTATCTTTGTGAGCTTGGAAGTTCTGTAGGCGAATAGAATCCATTATAGCACCTGTACCCCTCTACCCTTCTTATTATCGTACACTTCATACCACAGTAGACATTTGGGGCATTGTATTCTGTCTCTAGCAGGGATATCTGTATATGTAATTAAACCTTTTTGGCAATGACACATGTATCTTTCTTCTGGTTTTAAATTGGTGCGTGTAATCAGTATATCATCCATTATAAATCTCCAAATTCAAAGCAAGGATCCCAGTTACCAGTAACCCAATGTCCTATTGTACAATTACATGTAGGGCATATAACTTCCATTTCCATTATGATATATTCCATGTATGAATTAATTACTTCAAAATTATCTTCAGTACCACATATCTGACATTTAATTGGTGCACCTTCATTATAAAAATATCGTACTGGTTTAAACATACTCGGCACCATTATACATTGGGGGTTCTACTGTATGTTCGATGAGTACTTCAATACTATTTTGAGTAGGCCGTATATGCAGAACAAGTTGCATATAATCAAAATTAGTATTAATTATTTTTATGCACTTCTGTATTTCTGCATATAGACGGTGCATGCACCGTGGATTGCTTGCATTTGGTTTATGGTGATCCCACACTTGTATTGGGTACCCTGCATATAATGCTTTTTGAATGAAGGCTAATGCCATTAAATGAGTGCGTCCACTCCCGCGTGGATCATCATTAATTAACCACTGTACACCTTCCCACCTATCTATTTGAGCAGGTTGCAGCATACTTTCTATTATGACATCAAGTTCTTTCATCATTTATACCTTTAATGTACCTGCCAAGTTACTTGAAAAATAAACCTGCGTAGGATACCCTATTGCACCATCTACGCAGGTTTATGACTGTTATGCTATTACTATAAACCCGAGACAGACAGCTCCAGGCTAGGAGTTCCGAATTAAAGGAAGTCAAAGGGTACTATCTGTGTGGAGAGTTAAGATATCCACGGAAGGTTACAGGCACGGAACTTAAACACAGCACTCACTTCCTTTGACTTGTTCATTATTTCTTTTTCTTACCATATCTCGATTCAGTTCTTTTAATCCGTTGCTTCATCATTTCTTCTGCTACACTGTAAGTATGTACAGCAATTTCAGCATAGCTATGTTCTTCTGCTTTACTATGATGTGTTATGATAGCAGGTAGGGCAGCTATAGCAAATTTATCTATTAGGGACATACCTATTAATTCACTTGATTCTTGCATTGTTTTCTCTCTCTACTATTTTTAAAAGTTTCTTCCTAGCCCTGATAAGATCCCCTTTGACTTCAATCAAGTTAATGACTGAATCATTACTAATGCTATTGGGATGCCATGTGCTCTCTGCAAGTAGACACTCAATACCATCAAGTAATTCTGGAATGGTTACATCATTCATACAATATATTCCTCAAGTTCTTTCTTTTTAACCAGCCATTCTTTAACTTCAATGGTGCCGTCAGGTTCTTCACACTGGCTTTTTGGTATCCACACCTGCATCCCAGGTTCAAATTCAATAAGCCATGCATTTTCAGTTTCTTGCTCAACAGAGTCGTACATTAATTCAATCATGTTATTCACCATCTAATAGGAAACGGGCAGCACATACTTTAGAGCAGAAGTGATGCTTTGTTTTTTGTGTGTCTGTGGGTTTATCTAATATATATAGATGTATCCATGTATTCATGTATTTTCAATTTTTGAACCTGCATAATGTTCTTTATACATAGTTAGTTCTTTGTCGCACTGATCACAAGTATACTTTATAAATTCTTCTCTGAGGTTTAAGTTGACGTTTACCTATTTACAATTTCGTCTGTGGCATCTGCCTGTTTTCTACTGTCTCTAAAGCATACAAACGAAGCAGGACCAGATAAAGCATACTTAGTAGCACCTTTAGCTAAGGTTGTTTCTTCGTACTCTACTTCGATAATCCTACCTATGTGGTTATCCCAGTTCTCTTCTCTGAGCTTGTCACTAAACCCTCCCCCTACTGCAGAGTAAACGCCACCATCAGAGCTTTCCACAAATATTCTTCCCATGCGATGTTCGTGCTTCTTACCTTTGTCACCATGTTCCCAGCCAACAATTACTACTTCTGCCTCCAGAACACGTTTCATTTTGAATTGCTCCAAACTGGTGCCATGCTTCCATTTGGCTTTGGTTTTCTTTAGGACACCGCCTTCCCCACCATTAGCAATCTCTTCATTGGTAAGCTTCTGGGCTTCTTCAAGGGTTTTGACAATAATTGTATCAATTATTTGGAATGCCTTTTCATCATCAATGGCAGCTACCATATCCTTAGCACTATCAAGTCTTATATCATAGGGTATGTCGCATTTTTCATTCATGTAGTCGTCATAAGGTACACAGTCCCACAGTGAGAAGAATATACGTTTAGCTATTTTCTTATCAAGTTTCTTGGTGTTTATGATGCCATTGCCAGCTTGTCTGTCCATGATAGAACCATCTTCATTCCATACACGGAGCTCACCCATGTAAACCTTATGGCGAAATTGATCTCGCACTTGGTTGTACAATTTCTTTAAGTGTTTCACGTTTTTGATTTTATGGCTGTCACGAGAACCAAAGACAATCTTATCAGTGCACACCATTTCTGAGTATTTGCCATTGGCCTTGACTTGCCAAATAGCGGGGAATGTGGCTTTATGTATCTGACGTTTACTTGAGCATCTCAAATAAGGAGTGAAAGGTATCGTCTTGGGCTTTACCTTGTTTATCATGCGTTGGCCTATACCGCACCGCAAATCACCATTACAAATGCGGTAGACTACTTCCCACGTCTCTTCATCAATGCTGGCATGATATGCAAGTGATTCTTTATCATGTTTACTGGCTCCAGTTTGGAAGGCAAGTCTATCTAACATATCAAATATGTTTGCCACAGAATTAGCGTTTGCATTTTCTTGAAATGGTGGGAGCTTTTTGGTTTTGAATCTCTTACGTGGATCAAGTGTATATTGGCATACCTTGAGGAAGTCAGGGTCTTCAAGGGCAGTACCAAGTAATTCTTCCTTTGCCAGTGTTGACGAAAGTTCAGCAATCCCTTCAAGCATATGATATACATTGTTTAAACTCATTTACCAGTTCTCCTAGGTTTTCCACAAACGGTGTTGAGGGTAACACCGTTTGGACCAAACTGATTAACAAAGTCAGCAATGGTCATGTCAGTAAGTTCATCTGATGAAAAGAAACGTCCACCAGCATCAATTATGGATTTTTGCATACCTTCAACTACTTTCAGTTGCTCTATCCGCTCATTTAATCTGCGGTTCTCCCCCTGAAGGGCTTCCTGTATGTCTAAGGGCATCAATTAATTCCTCTGCTGTTTTGTTATTAAGTTGTTGCTCAATCATATCGGCAACATCTCTGAGTGCTTGTACAACATGGGTATGTTCTATAACTTTACCTTCAAGCATTATGGTAGGTTCCACACCATGAGGACACACAGAAGCTTCGTTGCCATTAACAGATGTAACTGGGTGTAGGGCAATAGCAAGCTGTGTTAAATCACACCCATGCTCGACACTAAACTCTTTTTCTTTCTTTTCAAACTTGGCAATATAGACTTTCATTTGTACCCCTATGTTTTAATTTGTATTGCTATATCTACCATAACAAGCTGCACCTGTCAAGTACTAATCAATATCAATACTTGCTTGAATACCCCAGCGGGCAA